GCAGTTTTACCTGATTCAACTCTTAGTTCTGACGATTTAGCTAAATTAAAAACTTGGAGACAACAATTAAGAGACTTGCCATCTACTAAATCTGATGATAAAGCTGATGAAATTACAATTCCTGATTGTCCAGTAGCTTCATTAGGTATTACAGTAAGTCAAGTACCTGTTCAAGGTTCTGCTTAATGTCTTCTCAAGAAGAATTTGAACCACAACAGATAGAAATAGAAAAATTACATTCTTCTAAAACACTTCATAATTACGAAGTTAATTTTTCTGTTATGAGCAAAACTAATAATTTTTTAGATGCATTGCTTGAAATTGATTCTAATGAATTAGGCGATCAAATAAAAAAACTCATTAAAGAAGAAAATAGACAATACACAATAGAATAGTGTAAATTGTCTATATTAGGAGTAATTTAGACAATGTCATACGGCTTTACAGCATATTCAGAAGATACTTACGCAGGTGCAGGTGAATTTACACAAAGCATATCTATTGTTGTAAATGGTGTTGCAGGTACAGGACAGATAGGTAATGCCCATGCAGGTCAATTTGTAACAGTATTACCAACAGGCGTACAAGCACAAGCATTAGCAGGAAAACTCGGACAATTTGTAACAGGTGTTTCTGCTACAACTTCTATTGGTCCTTATTCTATTGCTACTGAAAGCAATGTTACTATTATCTTAGAAACTCCTGTAACAGCAACAACCCATCTTGGAAATGAAACCCTTAGCTTAGATTGCGTTCTTACTATGACAGGAGTAGAAGCTAGTGCTTCTGTTAATTCTGTAGACTTTAAGATAGATGTTACAACAGAACCAAGACAAAGCGAAGACTTTGATGTAACAGTAAAAAGCACTGGCAGTGGTAATAAATATTTTGTTAATGGCTCCCAACAACAAATGCCTACAGCATTGCATAAAGGTTTTACTTATAAGTTTGACCAATCAGATATAAGTAATTCAGGTCATCCTTTAAGATTTAGCACTACACAAGATGGTTCAAATTATACTGATGGAGTTACAGTAGTAGGCACAGCAGGTCAATCAGGAGCTTATACACAAATTGTTGTTGCTGATGATGCGCCTAGCACTTTGTATGTAAAATGTAATATCCATAGCGGAATGGGATTTGCCGTTACTATAGGTGAAAATGTACAAATTAAAGGAAATACTACCTTAGGAACAGGTTCTACAGTACATACAGGAGTTACATCATTCCCATCAGGAGTTTCAGCATCAACAGCAATAGGCACTGTAAGTATATCATTAAGTGCAGATGTTGATGTCACTGGAGTTTTTGCTTCAGTATCTACATCAAATGTGTTAGTTTGGAGTGAAATTGATACAAGTCAAAACCCAAATTGGACTGAGATTGCGGCATAAAGGATTAAATAATGGCTACATATAGTAATTTAGGAATAAAATTAATCACTCAAGGTGATGAAGCAGGTACATGGGGCACAACCACAAACACTAATTTAGATATTGTTGATGAAACATTTCAATATAACTCAAAAAACTTTACATCTGATGCAAACTTAACAATAACAGTAGCTGATGGAACAGTAGGTTCTTCAGGTTCTCCTAGTGGCCGTGAACAAATTTTAGAATTTACTGATACAGGAACGGTTCTTACAGCAACAAGAAATGTTGTATTACAACCATCTACATTAAAAAAAATGTGGTTATTTAAAAACTCAACTGCCCAAAGTCTTGTATTAAAAATGTCAAATGGAGATTCTGGAATAACTATAGCAGCTGGTAAAGACGCTCTTTTATATTCTACAGGTGCAGGAGCTATGAAACAATCCGAATCAGCTTCGCCAGGTGTTACTCAAGTTACAGGAACTGCTAATCAAATAGTAACAAGTGCTACAACAGGAAATGTTGGTTTGACTTTAGACGGCAGTATTATGAGAAAAATAGCATCAGGAAATGCTGCAACAGGTACTGTTACTAATAATTTTTATAATGGAACTAATTATAACAGATATAAATTTACAGGCTCTTTGCAAATAAGTACAAGTTCAGCAGGAAATTTAACTATTCAACCAGTAACAACTGGCAATGCTACAGGTGTAGGAAACTTTTTAGGATCAGGAATGAGAACTGATTTAGGAAGTAATAGTTTAACTACTGCACAACTTACAAATGGTGTAACAACTTCATGGACAGTTCCTTTGAGTGGTGTTGGCTCATCTAATCAACAAGATGTTTGGTGGGAGATTAATTTACAAAGAGACCCAACTTATCAATCTGGTAATGGTTATCCTTATTATGGATTTGGTAAAATTTATTCAAGATCAGGTAAAGATGCAGATAAATCTTATGTAGTAGAGGTTTCTATGGGAGCTACAAATAATGGTTCTTGGAATACATTTGGTGGTTTAAGATTTACAACACCTGCTAATGTTATATCAGGTCATTATTTAATAGAAGCTAGTAATTAATAGGAGTTATACATGGCTAAAGTAACTGTTGCAGAAGTAGACAAAAAAGTTGCCGTAATTGAACAACAGTTAGTTGACCATGTAAAATCGTGTGAACAATTAGCAGAAGAAACATTAGAAAGAGTTAAAAGATTAGAATATTTTATTATAGCTACCCTTTTATCAGTAGTTGGGGGAACTGTATTAGTAGTAGTTCAACTTATTACAAGAAGTTTAAATTAGGAGATAATATGTTAAACAAAATAATAGAAACAATAAAATCAAACGCATGTACACTAACTGAGTGGACAAAAGAACCTCATATAGCTTTAGGCGTTTCATGGTTACTTTTAGGTATAGGATATTTTATGTCTTCAATTACCTTATTTATTTTAGCTATAGGCTTAGGTGCATACGGATTATATTTAATATCTAAGGGGTAATTATGCTATCACTTTTCGGCAGTTTACTCGGCTTTGGAACTTCTTTTCTCCCTTCAATTCTTTCATTCTTAGAACAAGGACAGAAAAATCGTCATCAATTAAAATTATTGGATGCGCAGGCAAAACACGCTGAAGTTCTTAGTAAACTAAAAGTAGAAGAACTTGACGCACAAGCTGATGTATCTGAAGCTGAGAATATATATAAACACGCAACTGAATTAGCTAAAGCTAATAAATCATCTTTTGTGTCTGCTTTACAAGCTTCTGTTAGACCTGTAATTACTTATTTTTTCTTTGTAGTATTTGGTCTTATTAAAGGATTAGCTGTTTATGTAGCCATACAAGAAGGTGACGATGCTTACCAAGCTATATTAAATAGTTGGGATGAAGAATCGAAAATTTTATTTTCAACCATAATTTCGTTCTGGTTTGGCCAAAGAGGTATGAAATCAATAAGAAAGGCAATGAAATAAAATGCCTTATACTGATATAACACCACCGCCAGGATTAAACAAAATAGGTTCTCGCTATACTGCGAGAGGTCAATGGTTTAATGCAAACCTTATGAGATTCTTTAATGGTGTTCCTGAAAAATTAGGGGGCTGGACTTCTTGGGTTAGTCTTTCTCAAACAGCTTCTCCTAATAATAATATTAGATCAATATATCTTTATAAATCTAGTGATAATACTAGGTATACAGGAGTAGGAACTACATCTAATTATACTATTATAGAAGGAACATCTCCTACAGATATAACACCTGTTACATCTTTAGTTTTAGGAAATAATCCTGTTTCTTGTGCTACAGGAAATGCTTTTGTAACTTTTACTTGCACAGACCCACATGGATTAAAATCAGGAGACCTTGTAAGAGTATCAGGGTTAACAGGAACAATAGGCGGCATAGATTTAACTACATATAACGCTGTGGCTACTAATTCATATGACACAAGGGTTGTTTTAAGCGCTCCAAGTACAACAACTTTTACATTATCAAGTTCTTCTTCTGCTAATGCTACGACAAGTGGTGGAGGTAATAGTGTTGTTGTTGATGCTTATTTATCTGTTGGATCAAATAGTTTTTTACAAGGTACTGGATGGGGAGCTAGTGATTGGGGTGGTTTAATTGATAATACAGCTTGGGGCAGTACAGCTGCTTTAGATTATAAAAATCAATTAAGATTATGGTCTGAAGATAATTTTGGTGATGATCTTCTTATAAATCCTAGAGGAGGTCCTATATATTATTGGAAAAAATCAACTGGAACAAGTCAAAGAGCTAAGTTAATTTCAACGCAATCTCAAAGTTTATTTCCTATTAGTCAAACAGAAATAGGATCAACAGCATTAAATGGTGCTTTAACTAGAACTGCTACAACAATTAATGTTACATCAACAGATGGATTTTATAAAGAAAACGGATACATAATAGTAGGTAATGAAGTTATTTTTTACGCTAGTTCAACAGCAACATCATTTACAGGATGTATAAGAGGAAAAAATAATACTATTGCTAAAGCTCATTCTTCAGGAGCTAACCTGCAACAGTACCAATCAAATGCTCCTTTCTTTTCTTTGCAGGTATTAACAAGTGACCAAGATGGCCACTGTATCTCATTTGGCTGTAATCCATATTATGAAGACAGTATTAATCCTATGCATATAAGATGGTCAGATTCAGAAAATGCTATGGATTGGACACCTCGTGCTACAAATTCAGCAGGTGGTGTTGATTTAAGCAGTGGTTCAGAAATAGTTGGAGCCTTATCAGGAAGATCAGAAATACTTATATGGACAGATAAAGCTATGTATTCAATGAAATTTATTGGAGGAAATCTTGTTTTTCAATTCGATGAAATTCAAGATGGCATTACAATGATTTCTCCTAGAGCTGCTTCTAATGCTGGAGCTAGTACATACTTTATGGGAGAAAGAGGTTTTTATAAATATTCAGGTGCTGTAGAGCCAATACCTTGCCCAATATTAAATTATATATTTGATGATTTAGATGTTAGTGAGCAACAAAAAGTATTTTCTGTTGCTAATCCTAGGTATAATGAAGTTTGGTGGTTTTATCCAAGTAATGAAATGAATGCTACTTATTCAGGAAGTCAAACAGCTAATATTGATTTAATTCAAGCAGCTCAAGCTGCAGACCCAACTAGATGTATTATTTATAATTATGTAGAAAATACTTGGACAGTTAGTAATATGTGGCGTTCTGCAGGAGCAACAGCATATGAGGAAGATTATATGTTGTTAGGTCAACAATACAATACAACAAATAGTTATTTAGTAAGACAGGATGATGGAGATAGAGCTAATAGTTTATCAGCTGATGCTGAAGGAACTGATTTTAGTTCATTTATTGAAAGTGGCTCTATTCCTATTGCTGATGGAAATGAATTTATAGCTATAAAATCATTGATACATGATCTTGAAATAGGCGGTCAAACTGAATCAGATGTTACAACAAAGCTATCTGTAAGTAATTACCCTTCCGAATCACCAACATCATCTTCTACGAATATTGTAACAAACACAACAACAAAAACAGATGTTCGTGCAAGAGGAAGATCAGCTATACTTCGTTATGAACATAAAAATCAAGATTCATTCTTTAAATTATATGGTATAAGAGCAGATATACACCCTGATGGAAGAAGATAATGGCAAGACAACCTTTAAGACCAGCACAACAAGAATATAATTCAGTAGATGAAGATTTATTTAGACAACAAGTAATTAATTTTATGAATGAGATAAGCAATAAAGTAGATTTAATAGAAGAAACAAAAACAACTAACAGCTCTAAAAGCGTTAGAAGGCTTCAATTAATGTTACTTGGAGCACCAAATTGGACAAATTAAATGGCGGATAATTATAAAGTATTAGCTCAGTTAAACCCTAGTTCAGCAACTTCAACAGTTCTTTATACTGTTCCAGTTAGAGAAGGAACAGGTGTTAATGCTTCATTTCCAGCACAAACAACCGTAAGCTCATTAGTAGTATGCAATAGACATGGAACAAATGCCGATACATTTAGAGTAAGAGTAAAAGTTCGTAACGAAAGTGATGACAATAAACAATTCATATATTATGATAAAAGCGTTAATGCTAAAGATACTCTTGCAGCAGTAATTGGTATTACGCTAAATGAATCGGATGTCATAGAAGTATACTCTACAAATGGCACTTTAAGTTTTAACTTATTTGGAGTAGAAACAACATAATGAACTATAATAGACCTTATAAGAGTATGGCAGACCAAGTAGCGAGCAGAGGTCGTTACGGAGATACTACCTTAATGCATGTTAATCCAGCTGAAGTAGAAGGATTAGCAAGTTTAACACCATTAACTGTAAATCCAGATACAGGATATCCAGAAGCTTTTCTTCCTTTCTTAGCTCCTGTTTTAGGTAGTTTAGGTGGCACAGCATTAGCAAGTAGTATGGCTTTATCTCCTTTAGCAACTTCAGGTATCGCTGCTCTAGGTTCTGGACTTGCAACAACAGCTGTAACAGGAAGTCTTGAAGAAGGTCTTTTAGCTGGTCTTACTGGCTTTGGTATTGGTCAAGTAGCTCAAGCAGGGCAAACAGCAGGAACTTTAACAAAAGAAGGAACTAAACTTGGCCTTAACCCTGAAACGATATCTAGTATAGGAACTGAATGGGTTCCAGGAGTTGATGGTGCTAAAGGCGCATTAACTCTTACAGGTAAAGATACGCTTGCAAATTTAACTAGTAATCAAATTACAGATTTAACAACTGCTGTAAATAAACCAGGAATGAGCAATTTATTTACTGAAGCAGGAATGAAAGGCGCTGGTAGTGCTTTAATGAGCCCAGCAAACCTTGCTCCTATAGGAGTTGGTATGGGTGGAATTGCTGTAGAAGAAGACTATAAAAATTATGTAGAAAGCATGGAAAATGCAGAACAAGCAAGAAAAGATAAAAGAGCAGCTGATAAAGCAGCTTATGTAGAACAAATACCAGGAAGAGTAGCTTTAAATCCAACTGGCCCAACAAGAACAGCTGGGGGTTCTGGACCAACAGGATTAGGCGGTCCTTATGCTAATAGATACGGAAATGAAGGCGGAGCTGTTAGAAGATTTAATATAGGTGGCATTACTCCAGGTCATTTTGGAGTTGGTAACAATCCTTATTTAGTAGCAAATGGTTGGTCATATGATTCAAGCACAGGAACTTGGTCAGGTCCTAATGGAGCAACATTCCAAGACCCATACTGGAGAAAACCAGGTGATGGAGCAGACGCAGGAGGAGACGGAGGAGACGGAGGAGACGGAGCAACAGAAGAGACAGGGTATCAGTATGAAGGAGAACCAGGTCAGTTTAGACCTCCTACAGAAGTAGGAGCAACACCTCCTCGTGGTTATAACGCTACACCTAGCAATTATATGCCTGGGTTTATGCCAGAATGGCAATACTTAACTAATCTTTCTCCAAGCGCTACTGATATTAGAGGAAATCCAGCTCTTAGTGGAGGAGTAGGAGGCACTTATGATACTCCTATGGGAAGAATAGAAGTTCCAGATAATCCTGGAGGTATTCCAGAAATTGATCCTACTAAAAGAGATTTAAGTGTCAATCCATATGCTTACGGTTCAGACTGGAATGAGTTTTTAATGGGTAATGAGGAAATAGGTAGGTCTTCATATATGGATGAATATATGGCTAATATGCCTTATTATCAATATGCTGACCAATCATTTGACGAAATATTCGGTGGCGGTGGATATGGAACTCCTTCTTTTACAGGATATCCTTATCCAATAATGGGAGGACCTGCTCCAGTTTTACCGCCAGCAGACACACAACCTCAACCTAATCCTTATGAAGAGCAAATAGCTTCACTTAATGCAAGAATAGATGAATTATTAGCTCAAATAGAAGGTAAAACTACAGAAACAGAAACTACAGAAGATGAAAATGAAAATAAAGAGGATAAAGAAGATAAAGGCGATAAAGAACCAAAATGGGTTTTAACTGGTTCATATACAAATGATGACGGAAACCTTGTAAAAACATTTACAGATGAAAATCCTAATTCACCTACATTTGGTGATACAAAAACAGAACAAGAGGTAGCTGAAAGTAACAAAACACCTATTTGGGAAGTAAAAACTAGTGTAAGAGTAGACAATGGTCAAATGTTAGTTACATCTATTGATACTAATCCATACTCACCTAGTTATAATCAAGAAAAACAAGAATATACTGGTGAAATAACACATGAACAAGATGAAAACGGAAATTGGGTTCCAATAAGTTCAGATGATGATGAAGATAAAAATACAGAACCTGATTGGCAACAAACAGGAAGTGTTACATTAAATGATGGTCGAACAGAAATTACAAAAACAGATCAAAACCCTGATTCACCAACATTCGGTGAGACTACGAAAGAAATTGTAGGTGAAGCAACGCATGAATTAGTTGATGGTAAGTGGGTTCTAATAGGATCAAGCTCAAGTTCATCAGACACTTCAAGTTCATCAGACACTTCAAGTTCATCAGACACTTCAAGTTCATCAGAAACTTCAAGCTCATCATCAGAAACTTCAAGTTCATCATCAGACACTTCAAGTTCAAGTACAGTTGACGGTAGTTCAGGCACTGATACCGTAGACGGTGGTGCAGGTGTTGATGGCGATACTAATGGCGATGGTATAGTTACTGTTGAAGATTATCTGCCTGCAGGAACAAATATTGACCTTTCAAGTGTAGGCGGAGGTAGTTTTACTATTCCTGATACAAGCGGTTTAACTGGAGGTAATATTACAACTACATTACCAGGGGGAGCTGGAACAGACACTATAACCAACAATACAACAGCTAATACAACAGATAATACAACTACTAATACAACAAATAATACAGTTCAACCTTACAATAATCCTTATGGAATTGATTTTAACCCTTATGGGGCAGGATTTAATTTTGGAAATATAGGATGGGCTGAAGGCGGAACTGTAAATAGATATCAAGAAGGAGGTCCTTCATTAGCAACAATAGAAGATTATGCGCAACCTTTACCTCAAGGTCGTATGCAACAACCGATGTCTAATCCTAAAGTAGAACAATTAGTATCTTCTTTTGAAGATGTTGCAGAACAAAAAGGACAACCTTTATCAGAAGGAGATAAAGATTTATTAAGAAAAACATCTTCTGTAATTTTAGGTGAAATACAAGATGATGGAACAATAATTTCTCAATTTGTTGCTTTATTTGGAAGTGAGCAATTAGATAATTTAAAAGCTTATTTAAACCCTGAAGCAGAACAAACAAAAGGAATGATTGAAGGTGAAGGCGGAGGAATGGATGATAGAGTTTCTGGAACTCTAGGAGAAGAACAGGTTGCTTTAAGCCCAGGTGAATATATTGTTACTGCTGATGTTGTAAGTGATTTGGGTGATGGTAATAATGAAAAAGGCGCAGAGATAATGGATGATTTTATGCAAAGAGTTCGTTACGCTAAACATGGAACTCCTAAACAACCTGATCCAATTGATTTAGATGAGGTAATGCCAGCATGAAGGTAAAACAAACATTAGTACAACCAAAAGATTTAGGTCATGTGTGGCCTTTCGTAGAGAAACTATTAAATAAAAGTATTAAAAGAAGTTACGGAAGAACAAGCACATCAGATTTATTACAAGAATGTTTATATGGCGAAAGTCATTTATGGATTTTTTATGAAGAAGAAAGATATCCTGAAATATTAGGATGTGGTATAACTCAAATAAACGACTATCCGTCAGGATTAAGAATGCTTAATATTGATCATTTAGCTGGTAGACATCAAGATAAATGGACTAAAGAAGGATTAGAGGTTGTAGAAAAATTTGCTAAAGATTCTGAGTGTGATGGAATTGAAGCTTTAGGAAGACCTGGTTTTTGGAACTGGTTGAAAGATGATTCTTGGGATAAAATAGCAGTAGCTTATCAGAAAAGGTTTTTAAATTAATGTTTAGAAGAAGAGTAAGAAGATTTAAAGGTGGTGGCGGACCAAGCCATACAACATCAACTGTAACACAGTCTAATTTACCTGAATATGTTCAAGATGAATTTGAGGCATTACTTAGGCGTTCAGAGTTTGAAAGCCTTCAACCTTATCAGCCTTATGGCCAAGCTAGATTAGTAGGTTATTCTCCAGCAGAACAATTTGCTCAACAAGGTATTGCTAATATTGCAAGAGTTGGTGATCCAAGGCAAGTAAGACAAGGTGTTCGCATGATGGAATCTCTTCCAGCTGCTATGAATAACACAATATCAAGAACATATATGTCTCCTTATTTTGCTCAAGCATTAGACCCAGCTAAAAGAGAAATAAGAAGAGAGTCTGCTATGATGGGCAGAGATATAAGAGATGAGGCTGCAAGAACAGGTGGTCTTGGAGGATATAGAGAAGCTATTATGCAAACTGAAAGAATGCGTAATAGAAATAGACAATTAGAAGATTTAGAATATAGAGGAAGACAAGACGCATTTATGGATGCTTCAAATAGATTTAATCAAGATAGATTGTCAAGAATGGAACAAGCTAAGTATTTAAATGAAATGGGTCAAGCAAGACAAGCTGCTGCTATGGAAAGATTAAGAGCTTTACAAGCAGTAGGAGCAGATCAAAGAGGAATGCAACAAGCAAGTCTTGATATAGGTTATGAAGATTTCTTAAGACAGCAAGGATATCCTCAGCAACAATTAGGTATGTATGGCAATATGTTACATGGTTCTTTCACACAACCAGATAGAGCTGTAAGTCAGTATCAACAAAGACCAGGATTATTTTCTCAGGCACTTGGATTAGGTCTAGGTGGTTTAGGTATGTTTAATGCAATGAGAGGAGGTAGCTAATGGCAAATTTAGGACAAAATTTAGTTGAACAACAATACGAACTTGAAAATGTTCCTATGCAAAGATTAGTACAAATGGCACAACAACCAGATGGTCTTTTTCCTCAGTATCTTGTTTTAACAGAGTTAGAAAGAAGAAACCGTTATAAGCAGGCTTATGACGCTGAAAAAGCGTCAATGGTTGGTGACACTACTGTCGCTCAAGATTTAGTTAATGAATCTGCAAGCGAACCTCCTGCTGGCATTAATACACTTGGTCCCTCCTCATCTCTCTCAAACCAGGTTAATCCAGCAGGGGGAATTGCTCAAGCTGGCCCTCAAATGATGGCAGATGGAGGAGCTGTTAGGTATAATGAAGGTGGATTAGGAGATATTAGAGAAATGCTTGGTATTCCAAGAGAAGGTTTTACACAGCGTGAAGATTATCCACCTATATATGATGATGATGGAAATATTGTAGATTATGATACAAGAACAGAATTAGGTAAAAAATTTGCTGATTATTTAAATGTAGATTCTAAAAAAGAACTTCCAAGTGCTTTTAGAAATATATTTACGCCAGTTACTGATACAGGAAATGAAGCAGTTGATAATACTATAGGAATGATAATGAATATTCCTGATTTATTTTTAAACACTTTTGATGGTATTGAAGGCACTTCTAAAAAAGATTCAATAAATTTAGCAAGAGGTTATCCTGAATTAGTTCACGAAGATAGCTATCAATTTGAACTTGAAAATTTTTCTGGTAAGTATGATAAGTATAAAGATAGACTAAAAAAAGACGGAGTTAAATCTAAATTATATAACGAAGGTGGTTTAACTAGTTTAGATACCTCAATCCCAAAACCCACTAGGGAAGAAATAGCAAAAGCTAGAGAAATGTACCCTGACGCTGATTATGAAACAATATTAGATATTGCAGCAGGTATTGATACTATGGATATTACAACAAATGAAAATCGTTATAAGACAGGTGGTATTGCTAGATTTAATCAAGGAGGTAGATTTAATACTATGAGAGCTGTTCCTCCTCAAATTACTAGTGAAGGTGATGATGCAGTATTAGACTATTACAGTGCTGGACTAGAAACATTAAAAAATCAAAGATTACAAAAAGAAAAAGAAATATTAGAAAGAGTTGGAGGAGATGCTTCTAAACTTACATTTAGAGATAGTAGAGCGTTAGAGTTTTTAGATCTTGAAATAGAAAAAACTCAATCTAATTTAGATAGAATTAATAAAAGAATTAAAAGAAAAGCTGAAAGAGTTCCTTTTGAAACTGAAGAAGGTCAAACTATTGTAAGTGATTTTGTAGGCACTGATGATAAAGTTGTTGAAGAAGTACAACCAAAAGAAGATACACAAACTGAAATAGATGAATTAGAAAATACTCCAGATATGTTAGCTAGTGAAGTAGAAAGATATGCTGGAATATTAGGATTACCTAGCGCAGAAGAAAGACAAAGAAACAAAACAACATCTTTATTACTTGGTTTAGGTAGTGCTATTTCTCAAGCAACTCAACCTGGTGATATAGCTAAAGGTTTCCCAGGAATACAGAAAATGTTAGTAGCTGAAGATAGACAAGCTTCAAAAGATAAAATGGGTATTTTAAATTTAATGGCTAATCAACAAAAATTAGGAACATTAAGTAAAAAAGATAAACTTACTTTATTACAAGGTCAGGTAGAAACTTTGCAAAAACAATTAGAACAACCTATAAGTGAGAAAGAAAGAGAGGTTATTCTAAAAAAGATAGCTGATCTTAATTTACTAATTGATGCGTCATTAGGCACTTCTAATATTGGCGTGCAAACATATCAAGAGTATAAAGAAAACAGAAAAGGCAATTAAATGCCTGAGTATGTAAGACTTCCAGACGGTAGAACATTAGAGTTACCTGACAATATGAGTCAGGAACAACAATCTCAATTAGATACAATGTTAGCTGAAGATTTTCCAGAAGAGTTTGGAGAAGGTTTTGACTCTCAAGAAAATACAACAGTATTTGGAACTGTAAAAGAAACAATAAAAGCTGTTCCTAGAGGTTTTATGCAAGGTTTAGGAATGACCGCAGAAGGCCTTTTAAGTTTAGGAGGTATGGATGACGATAATCCTATGCTTGATGCTGTACAAGATTGGACAGATAGTTGGAATGATTCTATAGGAGAAGGATATGAAGATTCTTGGGCGGTTAAATTTGGTACTGGTATAGGTAATGTTGGCTCTTTCTTTGCTCCAATGGTCTTATCAGGCGGTTTAAGCGCCATAGGATCAGGTTTAGGAGCTGCTAGTAGGGTTGGTCAGACAGCAAATATCGCTTCTAACGCATTAAAATACAGTAAATATGGCATACCTATATCAACAGTTCCTTTAGCAGTAGGTATGGGAGCTTCTGAACAATTAGATTATAGAGAAAGAGCTAGAGAAAAAGGTATTGAAATAAGTGGTGGGGAACAGTTTCTTTCTAAGTTATCTGGCGGAGCAATAGGTTTAACAGAATTAGCTCCTCTTTGGAGATTATTTAGAAAGATACCTAAAACAGCTGAAGGTAAAGTTTTAGTTGATGATGCTTTAAGTCAATTATTAGGTTCACAAAGAAGAGCTTACTTAGCTGGTTCTGTTGGGGCTCAGGCTTTAGCAGAAGGTATTCAAGAAGCTGGTGCTGGTTTATTACAAAGAGCAGTAGCAAAAGGATTGTATGATCCTACATTAGATATTGGAGAAAGTATATTTGATGAGTTTACTGTTGGTGGTGCTGTGGGTGCTACTGTAGATTTACTTTCTGAAACTATGTTACCAAGAAGTAGATATAGAATGGGATTTGATGATGAAGGTAAAGCTATACCATTATCAGAAGTAGAAATAAATTCCACAGAAGAACAAAATATTTTAGCTGAAGAACAAGAAAGAATTGGTGTAAAAAAATTAAAAAATCAACATAAGGTTTACGATCAAAACATTGTTAACTTTCAACCATCAGTAGTAGAAGATAAAAGTTCTGGTCTTTTTGATATTGTAGATTTAAATGATAACAGCAGAATATTAGGAACTTATAACACAGAAGAACAAGCAAATATAAATGCTAATAAATTAATAAGAGCTGTTAGTGATGCTAAAAAAATGGCTCAAACAAGTAAAGATGCTTATGAATTAGGAGTGGAAGGTAATTCATCAGCGCAAACAATATTAATACAAACATCTGCTCCAGAATATTCTTCAATAAGCAAAACAGAATTAGCTCAAGATTTATATGGATTAGGAAAAGATGAAGTTCCTAATAAAGAATACAGATTAGCTTTAAACAATAAATTAAGATCAAGAATTTCTAAAATTAAAAATAAAGAAGTAAAAAATAAATTAGAACGAAATATTCCATTTACTTTTGAAGAAGCTATTAAATATAGATTGTTACCAAATAAACAATCTATAAGTGATTTTTTTGCTAGAAGAGCTGAGTTTTCTAATAAAAAGCAAGGTAAGGGAGCTTTAAAAAGAGCAAGAACTAAAAGTGGTAACATAACTGTAAACAATGTTCAAAAAATTCTTAACTCAAAAAATATAACATCAAAAGTAAATTCTAAAGAATTTCAAGCATATGCATTAAAAGTTACTGGCGCTAAAAAATTAACTGAAATGACTAAAGGTCAAAAAGAACTATTAGTTGTAAGATTAGCTGACATTCCAAAACAAAGAACGCCAAGTCCTATGATTGATGTTTCTAATGTTTTAGAAAAATCTCAAGAACAATCTCAAAGATTTGATAGAAGGCCATTAGATAATTTATTAAACAAAGTAAGAGAAGAACAAACTGATCCTAATAATCCAATAGAATATACAAGAAAACAAATATCAGAATACTCTGGTTTAAAAGGAGCAGAAGCAACTCAATTAATAAACAGGTTATTGTCTAGTAAAAGATTAACTAAAAAAGGTAATAAATATATTTTCTTTGATGGAAGTTTAAAAACAAAAAATAATCAACCAGTTATAAATGAAGATTGGTTTAAAAAATATTCTTATGAAAACGGAACTTCCTTTATGGAAACCCCACAAGAATACGCTCAAAGACTTTCTAATTACAAGATAGGTAATCAAAATATGTTTACTCGTGAAGAGGTAAACAATTTAGTTAACTCTGAAGGCAAAAGAAAAGGAACTGTAAATAAAAGAGGATTGTCTGATGTTCAAGAAGCTAATTTAAAAGAAAGACTTGTAGCTGGAAATATGAGAGGTGAGGTACCTTTAACTAGTATTAATCGTTCTACAGATGAAATTTTTAATAGAGAAAGAATGGCTGATAAAATAGGAAAAGATATTGAAAAAAGCCTAAGTAAATTAATTGATAAAAAACATGATGTAAGAGTTGCCCTTTCCCCAATAATAAGAAGTAAAAGCAAACAAAAGAAAGTTGGAGAATTAGGAAAAGATGAAGGAGCTTATTATGCTCCGTTAAATACTATATTTTTAAATATTGAAGCAGTTGATCCTGATTTAAATTTAAGTGAGGGAGAGATAAAAGCAAGATTAGAACAAGTTTTAAATCACGAAGTTGTTCATGCTTTAAAAAATTTAGATTTATTTACAAACAAAGAATGGGAAAATCTTGTTAATTCGTCAAAAAGAATATTAGTTCCAGAGGCAACGGATTCAGTAGCTTTTCAAAACAACGAAACATTTTATGACAGAGCTAGAAAAATGTATGGAGATAGGTCTATACCAGTTCAAGAAGAAGAAGCTGTAGCAGAACTGTATAGGGCTTGGTCTAAAGACGCTAAACTTTTATCAGGTCAACCAAGAAGTGTAATGCAAAGAATATTAGACTTCTTCCAAAATTTAATTAAAGGTTTAAAACAATCTGACTTACCTTCTGTAGAGGTTTTTGCAACTATAGCAACAAGATTACAAGCTGGTGAAATAGGCGGTAGAGATATAGCTGTTGAAACAGGAGAAGAAGCGGTAGGAGCACTTGATGATTCTGAAGAAGAAGATAGACCATTTGAAGCTGGTAGAGGTTTTGAGTTAGCTACAAGAAGTTTAATTGATACAGAATTACAAACAGAATTACCACAAGGTCTTTTCTTTAGCAGAATAACTATGCCTAAAGTTCCAGGTCCGCAAGGAGCTGCTTATGAGTATTTAAACAATACAGGGCAAGGATATCCTTTAATGTCAGAAGATAAGGTTGCTCAAGAACTTATTAAAATATACGAAGAAATGAGAGCTAATGGCAATGAGAATAGTTTTGGACAAGCGCAAGTAGAACAAGCTTATGAAGCACTTGGATTAACTATGCCAGAAGGAATTAATGTTCCATCTGTTGGAAGTTTAATGGAAAGAGTTACAAGAAGCTTTAATGAAGGTAATGATTACGACTGGTATAGAAAATTAGGAAGATCAATAGAAGCATTAGTAGGAAGACCAAACATGGTTGAGTTTTCTGTAGTGTTTGGTATTACATCAGCTCAAAATCCACCAAACAAAAATTTAAGAGCTACTTTAGAAGTTATGAATAGAGTTAGGCAAATTTTAGCAAGTGGTCAAACCTATTCTGTAGAAAGCTTAACAACTAATTTACATGAATTAATTAGGAAATATAATATATCTGAAAAAGAAGCGAGGTCTATTGCAAGAACATATGTTAATGGTGAGTGGGATGTTAAAGCTCTTACATCAGCTAAAACACCTACATATGTAAGAAGTTTATTTTTAACATCTCAAGGAGAATATTTTCCGTTTGGAGTAATGGACACTCATATGGGTAATGCGTATGGTGTTACTCCTCTTGATAAAGAAGGCAAAAGAAGACAACCAATGTTTAACACTAATGAACAAGGTGTTCTTCAATTTATTAATACAGTTTTATCAACAAAAAGATATGAAGTTAATGATACGAGAGGAGGTAAAAAGTTTCAGACATTTGCTCCAGATGAAATACAAGCATTAATATGGTTTGACCAAAGAAGTAATGAAGATCAATATGGTGAGGCAGATATAGAATCTTTATTACAAGATTCTTTAGTTGCTCCTGCTGTTAAAAAATCAAAAGAATTAATGGAAAAAGGATTGTTTAATACAGATCAATCATTAGATATAGGTCTACAAGATATATCAGATATTTTATATAAAGGCAGGCAAGATTTTTTAAGTTGGGATGCAGGAGCAGACCCTCTTTATTATTTACAAAGAGCAGTTGCTCCACAAATAGCTGTATCTCCTAAATTAGGTTCTAATATATACGAAGGTGACTTAGAGTTATCTCAGTGGGAAAAATTATCTGATGAAATATTTAATGCTATAACAATTGAAAGCAACGGAAGACCGCAAATAAAATTCTTAAAAGATTTAGGCATACCTCACGAAATACAAAAAACATATGGTGGGTGGGGAGCTGTAGCAGAACCAACATATCTTGTAACTTTACCAGGAATGAAAGTTGGTAAAAAAGGATCAGAAGGAGAGGTTGAATCAATAGCTAAAATTCTTGCCTCTGCATTACATCAAGATGCGGTTGTTACAATACAACCAGATTATGGTGGAGATAATACTGGTGTAATAGTTAGAAAAGAAAATAATGAACCATTTACTAGACAAGACGCAGAAGCAATAACTAAAGGAATGAACGATCTTGACGGTCAAGCATTAGGATTTACTTTTAATGTAATACCAGAGGATAACAGTGTTTACTTTATAGATGATACATTATTGTCTTACAAAGTTGAAGATGTTCCACAGGAGGTAATATACAACAGAGTAAATACATTTAAAGACCATATAGAAAAAGAACTTGCAAGAATACTGCAAACTCCTGTAATATTAGACAACTTTTTTACAGATGGAGATTATTATGCTTACGAAGAGGGAGATTATAGAGATGGCTTTGAAGGAATCCAACGCTTCAGTAGTGTCTCCAAATCACCCAATATACAAACAGCAGCCAACAATACGCTTTTTGAACCGATCTCCAGAGTCCTTAACCAATTCTACGAAGAAGAAGGATTAGTACCACCTCCTCAAGGATTTTCACAAGTAGACAAACCTAATTCTGCTTTATACACAGAAAAATCAACAGAAAGTACTGAACAATATAAAATAGATTTAGAAGAATCTAATGAAATTCAATGGCCAGGCGGTATACCTCCGTATAATTTAAGAAACGCACTACCTACTTCTATAGATTCTGCTGGTAAACAATTAAATTCAGATAATGATTTTAGTTTTAAATATGATGAAATTATAGATGATGATTATAAAGCTAGTAGACAAAGAACTAGAGATGAGTTTGATGACTTTGGCACTGGTTTTAAACCAATAAAATTTGCTGAAGATCAAACAGTACCTTTTGCAAGAAAACTATTAAATACTCTTACCTTACCTTTCCAGTTTATGAGAGGTAAAAATGCAGACCCAGGAGAAAATTTCTTTAATGAAAAAACTTTTACAACATTAAGACAAAAAATAGTTGATAGACATGATGCTTTTAGAAAAGTTTGGGCAAAAACAATAGGTAAAGCCAAGCAAATAAATATGGATGAAGCTGATAGAAGAATAATGCACGATGCTAACGCTATAGGAGCTTTAACATTTGCAGACAGAGCAAGAGGTCATGTTTCAGCATATATTAAACAAGGTGGGGTTTTAGAGTTTGTTAAATCAGATGGAAAAGGTGGAGTATTACCTGCTAATGATTACACATCAGGAACAATAAAAAGAGTTCCAAAATATTTAGAAGACGGCAGTTTAGTAGATATGAAAGAGCTTATGGCTTTACTTCATACAAAAAATGCAGAAGGAAAAGAAATACTTCTTGATGAACATTTTGGTAACTACATGATATGGAGAAGAATAAGGTCATTACAAGCTAATGAAATGTTTGAAGGATCAGAGTTATTTAAACAACTAGAAGCAACTGGTAAATTAAAAGATTTTTTAAATGATGATTATTTTAGTCAACTTACTAATAAATATCCTCAACTAATAAGAGCTGCTGAAATATATGATGCTATTAATGACTCAATGATTGAACTTGCAAGAAAGACTGGTTTAATAACAGATGAAAAAGCAGCTATATTTACTGAGCTTTCTTCTTTCTATCCTTTCTACAGAGAGCATGAAAATATAGATACCCCTGGTTACGGAATATTTAATACTGATGAAATGAACAGACAGTTTAGTGTGTTTGATCAAAAGGTTGACCCAGAAAATATAGGCGGTGATTTTCAAAATCCTTTAGAAGCAATGGTATTAAATCATTTATCTTTAGCTACAGCTGCTGCTAAAAATGTTGCAAGGCAAAGAATAGTTGATGATTTAGAATTTACTAAAGAATTAAAACCAGAAGGTGTAACTTCACCTAATAATATAGAAAATTTAGTTATAGATTTAGGCCCTAAAAAAGACTCAACATCTTTAAAGAGAAAATTAGAACAAGGCATTGATGTAGATGGAACAAATATCCCTATAGATTCAAGTCAACTTATATCAGTTAAAAGAAATGGCGAGGAACATATATACTACATAGATGACCCAGCTATTCTTTATTCTTTAGAAACTATGGGAGAACCAATATTAAAAGGATTTTTAAGATTTGTTGGAGCTCCTTCTTCTGTATTAAGAGAAATGGTAACAAGAGACCCTGGGTTTATTATGGTGAATATGATGAGAGATACTTTATCAGCATACACTACATCTGGTGCTGATATAAAACCATTTATAAGTACTATTAATGGATTCTTTTCTGAAATATCTGAGCTTGAGGCGCTTGGAGTTGTTGGTGGTTACGATTTAGCTGGTGATCCAAAAGACTTTATGAAGTTTATTAATAAAGAAATGAGGAGAATGGGTAGAGATAAAAACGGAGGTCTTGATACTGAAAATGCAGTAGTAAGAATATGGGATGCTTTAGGTAGAGTTACAACAAAATCTGATGCTGCAACTAGACAAGCAGTTTATCAAGATGTATTGAAAAAAACAGGCAATCAAATAGAAGCTGCTTTTCAAGCGTTAGAGATAATTAACTTTAACAGAAGAGGTGGAGACCCATTATTTAAAGTATTAACTACAGCTATTCCATTTTTAAATGCCAGAATACAAGGTCTTGATGTTCTTTATAGAGCTGGAGCTGGTAGGTACTCTGCTAATGTTATGGACACATTAACAGAAGAAGGTAAAAAACAAATTAGCAGTGCAGCAGCTAGAAGATTTCTTAACAGAATAGCTCTTCTTATTGGTGTCACAGCATTGTATTGGTTATTTGTAAGTGACAGTGAAGAATATAAAGAGTTAAATTCTAAAAAAGAAATAAGAGATGATAATTACATTATACCTTTAGGGGATAGATACAGCTTTAAAATACCAATACCTTTTGAAGTAGGGGTATTAACAAAAGTATTACCAGAAAGATTCTTTAATCTATTTTTAGGTGACGATAATATTAATGATTTTGCTCAAGCTACATGGAGACAAGCTGAAACAACATTTAAAGTTAATCCATTTAACTGGCAAATTTGGGCTCCATTACAAGAAGCTTTTAATAATAGAAGTGATTACACTGGTAGAGAGATTGTTCCTTACTGGATGTTATCAAGTAGAATTCCTGAAGAAAGATATACAGATAATACACAGCTATGGGCAAGAACTCTTGGAGCAGCTCTTAATATATCCCCAATGAAAATAGAACATGTTGGTAAAGGTTATTTCGGAACTCTTGGTGGGTATGCTTTAGATTTAACTGACAGAGCTTCAAGAATGGCTACAGGAACTCCTCAAATTCCTATGGGTTTCCATAATGCTTATGTAGTAAAAAGATTTATTGGAGATAGAGCATATGGCGGTGGTCTTGTTCAAGATTTTTATCAAATGAGAGGAGAGCTTGATAGATTAGTAGGAACAATGAATGAGCTTAGAAAGCAAGGAAGATTAGAGGATGTAGAAGCTTTAATGCAAAGTCATGGAGACCTTTATAAACAAAAAGGCAGATTAAGGTGGATAGAAAGATACCTTTCTAAATGGAGACAAAGAAGAAATCTTGTGATGAGGGATAAAACTATTGACTCTGATACCAGAAAAGCTTTAATAGAACAGATGAACCTTGAGAGAGATAGAGTGTTAATGGAAGTACCAAAAATTAAGAAGATGGTAGGCTCGCCTCTCTGGGGAATATGATAAGAACTTATTTAAGAGATATAACGATATTAATTTCGGCAGTTAGTTTAGTCAGCATAATTGCTTTTGCTGAGGATTCTAATATTACAAACACGACCACTACGACCTCCACAGTGACCTCGAACAATACCAATACCAACAATAATACCAATGTGAATCAAAGCACCAGCACAAGCACAAATACCAATTTTAACACCAACAACACGACAATTTCTCAGACAAACAATTCCACATCGAACAATACAAATGTAAACACATCAACGGTGACGAGCACAATTAATCAGACACAAAATGTTAACAACACCTCACTGATAACTAACAACTCTACATCAGAAAATACCAACTTAAACACCAACAATTCAACAAGTGTTTCGACAAACAATAACAACAATGTTTCAACATCAAGTTCCGATGTTACAACAAATAACCAAAATTTTAACACTAACAACAACACTTCACAAAATGTGAACACGAATAATTCCACAAGCCAAAGTTCACAAAAGGTAACGCAAAGAGTTAAGAGCCCTCCACCTTCAGCGGTGGCTCCATCTATAATGTCTTATTCTCAAGACCTTTGCACTTCAGGCGCTTCATCAGCCGTTCAGACACAATTCTTTGGTATATCTACTGGTAGAAGTGTACGAGACGAAAACTGCGAAAGACTGAAACTTTCCAAAGGTCTCTATGACATGGGGATGAAGGTAGCAGCTGTTGCCTTACTTTGTGAGGATGCTCGCGTGTGGCGTTCGATGATGCAAGCTGGCAGTCCCTGTCCGTATAAAGGTAAGATAGGTGCTGAAGCAAAAATTGCATGGGAAGAAAACCCACAAGATAGACCAGACTGGGATGAGGTAAAAAAAGAACTTACTGGTTATGAAATAAAAGCATACAAAAAAGGTGACTTCTGTAAAAAATATCCTAAGCACAAGATATGTTCAGGCTAATCACACTATTATTTTTAACGACATCTGCATGGGCAACCGATCCTGTATTCACTCTTGGTTCTGATCCTATAATTGATATAACTGGAACTGGCCAAGGATTAAGCCTTGGAGACGATCAAATGTCTGGGATGAAAAATATCGGTTTTGACTTCACCTTCTATGATCAGACTTTCTCTCAAGTAAATATATCTATGAACGGATTCTTTACCTTTCAGTCAAATTTTTCTGTGCCTAGAGTAAGAAATTACAGATCGGAAACGCTTCCAGCCACTTCATTTAATTATTCTGTATTCCCTGCATGGAGTGATTTTATTAGAAGGTCTAGTGGCAATCAATCTCCCTACATACAAACATTTGGACAAACATCAGATACAGATCAATACTTTGTCATTATGTGGGACAATGTTTCTGAGTATAGTAATGGGTTAAAAAGTACCTTTCAAGCTATACTATATGAAACGACTAATGAAATTGCTTTTAGGTATGATGAATTACGCATACAGAATCACGACATAACAATAGGATTACAAGGTAATAACGAAGCTGTGACTTATCTGAGATATGAAGATACTAATAGCACAACTTTTGTTGAGACAGATGATTTTAGTGTAAGCACAGCTATTGATGAATCATTTAGCAATCTTTCTTCTGAATGTTTAATTGATTCTAGCTTTTCTACATTGTGTGATGTGTATGATTTAAGCAACAATTTTGAAGATGATGACTATCTTTATGGTGTAGATGAAGATATAATATTTGGTTATGACGAAGATGAAATCTATTATGGATATGATATGGATGAAGATGAACAGCTTTTCTCCATTTCAGTTGTTTTTGAGGATGACGGTGATTGGAGTGATGATGGTCATTATGACGATACTTTTCTTATCTTTAACGATATTGAACCTGGTCAAGAGTTTGAATTAGAAGATGACACATTATTTATACATCTTGATGGCGAGTACGATATTGAGTTTTTTGATCCATTGCCTGATGTGGAAGAAATCGACTTTTTAGAAATAGTCGAGATAGAAGAAGAAGAATTTATCCAACATTTTGAAGAAGTCCACGAAAGAATGGAAGAAGACTTTCTTGTGTTTATGGAAGAAGAAGTTTCTGAAGAAGAATTTGTTGATATTGTAGAAGAACTATTTGATGAAGAAGAAGCAATAGAGGAAGAGGAAGAGGCATTAGACGAAGCTATTGATGAAATAAGCCCAGAAGAAGTTGAAGAAGAACAGGAAGAAAAGGGAGCTACCAGAAGAAATATAGTAACGACAAGAAACCTTGTTTCTAACCTTGTTACAAGCGTTGTAAGAGGTAGTTACAGTTCATCAAATAACACAAGAAGTGATAGTAGTAACGGCTCTGTAAGCGTTTCTGGCGCTACAGCAGCAAATGTAAATTCACCTACTGTGTCCAACCAGGTCGCTGCAGACCAAGTTCAAACTAATAATGTGTTACAATCTATTACAATAATGCCTATGCCTAGTGTTGATAACACGCCTTCTGTTGTAATGGCAGAAGTTCAGGTTACTACAATGGAAAATCAAATAGAAAGCGTTACATCATCTGTAATGACTGCATCGGAAGCAGATCAGGTTGCAGATCAAATTGTAGCCCAAAATATACAATCTCAACAGGAAGAAAACGAAAGAAGTCAAAATGAGTCTGGAGAATATAATACTCAAGGACAAGCTAATCTATTAGCTTATATGGGGTATTCAGCTGGTTTTAATCAATATCAACAAATGGATATACCAGATAATTCAAATTGGTATGAGCCAAGAATAATATATGCAAATGTAGTTTTAAATGATAATATTGAGGGATATTATGATTTAGTGGGAACTAACTTAGAACAACAAAGTAACTTAATAGGTTCTCAAAACATGGAGTTTTTTAGATGATTAATAAATTACAAAGTATTGGAACTCTTTTAGCGTTAGTAAGCGCTATTGGAGGAGGATTTTACACTTGGGGTGTATTTAACAATAGATTAGAAGTATTAGAAAGCGCTTCTTCTGTTGATGTTGGCCCTATAAATGAAAAAATTGTAACACTTGAGACTAAAGTAGATAATTTAGAAAAAACTATAGATAAATTAGAGAACAACAATAAAAATCCACTAGCACAATAATAATTAAATTAGGGAGATTAATTATGGCAAGACAGAAGGATGATTTCTATCCGACTCCACCAGAGGCGACTCAATTACTATTAGATAACGAATCATTTGATGGTTTGGTATGGGAATGCGCCTGTGGTAATGGAGCAATGGCTAAAACATTAGAAGAAAATGGGTATACAGTAGTTGCTACTGACCTTAATTATTACGATTATGGAGTGCCTGGAAGAGACTTTTTATTAGAGAAGGAAAAATTGGCACCAAATGTCTGTACTAATCCACCCTTTAAACTCGCTCAGGAGTTCATACAGAAGTGTTTTGACCTCGAAGTAGAAAAGATAGCCATGTTTCTTAGATTATCTTTCCTAGAAAGCGTTAAACGAAGATCGTTTTTTCAGGAAAATCCACCAGTAAGAGTATGGGTTATGAGTAAAAGATTTACCCTTTGGCGAGGTGATGAAAAAAGAAATGGATCAGGAATAACACCATATGCTTGGTATGTCTGGGAAAAAGGTAATAAAGACAGACCAACTCTGTGGTGGTTATAGATAGAATAATACTAGTATTATTCCATTAACATGCAGATGATTCCACGCTGCGTATCCAGCAATGTAAATTTACGAATAGATTTTGTTAGAATTATTTGCAAAACAAGCAAAACTGTAAATTTACATATATATTCCAGGGATCGTGATTAGCCAACAATTATAGTAAACAAAGTCACACCAAGAAGTTGGATAACCATTATCATTGATAAGAATTTAGTAAAAGTCATATGTTTCTCCTTCTAATTCGTTATTTAGTTTTCTTCTTGTGCCACAAGTTATAGCGCAATCAATATCCATGAAATTACGAATATCGTAGTCGAGCGTTAACTCGTAAGCACACACCACTAATAAACTTATAATGTTCACTAGTAAGTGTTTTCTTTCTTTATTAATTATGAAGAATTTCTACTCCCATGGTTTTCTCCTTAAAAAAAAGAAAACCACCCAGTAAATAAGTAGGGGGTCTAATCTATAATTAGAAGATTGACTTTACATTTTTTTTCAGCATAGGAATCTAAGCTAATTATGGCTATAAAAAGGCACTTGCCTCTAATGAAGTTCAAAGTCCGTGGTTCACTCGAGCGATATGATGTTTATCCACATTGGTTCACTATGATATAATAAAGTTCAGGTATGTTGGTTCATTTATTAGCCATGATGTTCGTTGATATTGATTCATTTATTTTTATTGATGTTCATTTGTCCTGATTCATTCTTATCACTTGATGTTCATGACTAGTGATTCATTCTATTCATTTGATGTTTATTAATTATGATTCATTCGCAAAATTTGATGTTTAACTCCTCTGGTTCATTTATATGTTGTGATGTTCGCAGTCCATGATTCGTTCGATCGAAATGATGTTCATCGGCATTGGCTCATTCTTGGATGTTGATGTTTATTCTATTTGATTATCTTCTAAAAACTGAACACACTCTTTTATCTTTTCGCTCTTTTCTCGTTCTGCCTTAACATCTTGCATTATAATTATAAATGCTATGACAACAAGAGCTACAAAATACATTAATAGTTTTTCATGCCATTTAAATATTGGTTCTTTTTTCATTAGTAATCCCCCCATACTTTTACTTTAGTTCCACCGTGATACTCAACAGCATGACCTTCTTCAATTAGTATTTTACAAATATCTTGGCCATCTTCTGTGTATGGTATTGCTAATATTCTTCCATACTTTCCTTTACCTAATGATTTAATCTTTAATTTTTTTCCACATAACTCTTTTAATCTTGCGGATGCTTTCTTACCTAATGCTTTCTCAGCTAAATCTTTAGTTCTGGATTCTGGTGTGTCTATACCAGCTAAACGACATCTTTGTTTATGTAGTTTAACATTAAAGCCAAGGTCAATAGTAATATCTATAGTATCGCCATCAACAACTCTTTCTAATTCAGCATTATATATAAATGCTTCAACTTTTTTATTTTTACTCATTTTTTTCTCCTTAGAATGCGGTGGTTACTAGGAGTGAATTAGCAACCACCACGACCCCTATCTCCCTCAATCAATGTCCTCAAGACTAATAGGGGGTTCTATCAAATGAGCATGCCCTAGTTGGGCCAGCGCATAAGGTTGGGGAGGGGTGTCGCTGTGCTCATGTTGATACCAAATATAATGTAAGTGACTTAAAAACAATTTAACAGTCCATCTCTTAGCTATTGCATGAACATGACCTGGAGGTAGTTCCCCTTTTATGTAATGTTTATAAGCTACAGTAGATTTATTATAATTTTTTTCTTTTAATTGTTTTTCTGCATGGTCTTTATATTGACCAGAAGCGTTTTTATTAACTTCTAATTCTTTTCTTTGAGAATATAATTGACCATAAAATGCCTCATCTTGATTGGAAACTTTAACAAAACTTTCCCCTATCTTCCAACAAAGCGTTTTTAACTGAGCATTCCAAGGTCTTTTACTTCCCTTTTTCCATACTTGATCAGGATTTAATCCAGCGTAATTCCAAATATGACCAGCTGTAGGAGCTTTTTTTATATCTATATGAGCTAATAACCCAGCAGTTATTACACCACCTATACCGTAATTAGCCATACACCATCTACCTACTTTATGAGAATTAGAAAATTCAGTAAGAAACTTTTTAATTTGATTTTCAATAAGTTTATCTTGCTCAAGAAGATATGTAAGAGCAGTACACTCCTCTCCATCTTCTATTGCAGCTCTTAACTGATTCGCACTTCTCTTTCTGTTTTCTTGTGTTTGATAATATCTATCTACTAAAACTCTTATTTCTGTTTCATTAAAAGCCTTAGCAGTGTTTAAGATGTCTTTTTCCATTTTTTTAACTGGCGTTAATGTGGTTTGCGCACGCATTTTTTCTCTCCCTTTATTAGCGTTCATTTGTGTGATGTTCTAAACTCTTTGACTATTATATAATTTTTAGCAGGCAAATTAGTATTGTATATAATGACATTATGTCCAATAGTTTTTCCATTTTTTCTCTCCAATAAGTAGTTAGATAAAAATGTATATATACCTGATAAAATATTTTTCAAACGAATTATTAACATAGACACTATTTATTTATAAAATACTTTCCATAGCTAGTAAGGTTGACCTAATGACAAAAAAAGCCATTAAAATCAACCCTATAGCAATTGCTAAAATCTCCCTAAAGTTTAACATTTTTATGTTACTCCCAAGGAATATCATCATCTGGAGCAGGTGTAGAAATTTCCTGTGCAGGTGATTCTTCTTTAACAGCATCCTGTGGAACTTCAAACTTACAATATTTATATTTCTTGCCAGATTCTCTAGCTTCTCTGTTCCATAAAGCAATTTTACATTCTACTTCTTCAAGGTTATTGCCTTTAGCGATTTCGGCCATCGCCTTAATTTGCTGTCTATTTATTTTAATACTACCTAAATAGTCAGGTTTTTTTGCGTTATCTTTATAACCATTTAAAAAGATAGCGCCTTCCGTTTGTAGTGTTGTGTCATATTTAGCCATTGTTTTCTCCTTTTATCTTAGCTTTTTGTTGTTTAAATAATTCTAATATTTCTTTGTAGTTAGGTTCTGCTAAAGCATTAACTCTTTCAAACTGATCTTTATTGTTTTTCCATAAATCAGTTAATTCTTCTAAATTATCAATTTCTGGAACTAATGCTTTAATCATATCGTGAAACATTACAGCTTCTCTATAAGAGGTAACTACCCCACTGTTTGGATCAAAGTCACTTTCTGGCTCAACTTCTTCAGCTTCAACTTGTTCGTCTGTTGGTTGAACAGGAGTCAGTTCTTCAGCTTCTTCCATTAAAGATTCTGTATCAAAACCATTCTGTTTGGGTATTTCTACTTCAACTGTAGTTTTATTTTCTTCTGATGGGTAATCTGCTGCTTCTTCTGTTGTTATTAATGCTTTTAAAGAATCAGGGAAAGAGTCTCTTAATGCAAAACCTCTTGCCCTCATTTGTAACATTCTATCTGGATAGCTTTTCCAAGGGCCTCTTGATGAAAGGTTAGCTTGTTTAGCTTCTTGCATACTAAATGTCCTTATAGTTACTTCTATCTCTCCAGTAGCTTTTAATTTTCTTTTAACAGTACAAGTAGCTTTTCTATTATCTCCAGTTCCTTCAACTTTTTCTTCTATACCAGCAAAATCTGGATTAGTTCTACATAATGCAATAGCACTATCTCCATAAATTGATGGTTTACCATTTATTACAGCAATATTTTGAAGCGCCTGGATAGGTTTTAATCCTAATTCAGCGCCCATTTGTATACAAATTAATATTTCAGCTGGTTTGTTCTTATATTCTCTTGGAACAAAATCAGATTTAGATATTAATTGTGCATATTCTTTTGCTTCATTAAATGTGCTTGGTGTCATTCCAGACATCTTACTTAATTCATTCGCCATTTTTCTCTCCTATATATTGGTCACAGAATTTATTAACATTACAATAGTGTTCACATCTGTTGTAAACACCCTTTGGTGAAAGCCACCTTTCTTCATCAGAACATAAAATTTGCTGTGGATTTTCTATAGCTTTTTCATGCAGGGCTATTCTTTCCATTATAAATTTTATTATTTCTTCCTCAGACCAATTTGCGATTGGTTTAACCATAACTGGTGAAGGTGGGTAGGTATTACTATTTATTGACCTTGGTTTACTCCAGTCTTTCAAAATAGCAATTATCTGAGCGTCAGGCATTTCTTTTTCTTTAACCTTACTGAACATCCATCTATATATATTTAATTGTTGTGTCCATTCTGGTTTTTCATAATTAATACCATAAGCGCCTGTTGTCTTATAATCAGTTAATAGATGATTACTTGTATGATAATGGTCTACAGTTCCAGAAATGGTTATAGTTTTGTCTCCAGCTTTTATAGAAACTTCCATTCTTTCTTCTGTTAAACAATCATCTTTATCTTTGTTAGCATCTTCTATTGTTTTATGAATAGATGTTCCTATAAATGTAGCAATAGAATCAGAGTAATCTTCTGTTATATCTTCTTTATTAATTATCTTTAAAGCCCTAACTTTTGGTGGACTTAATAGTTCAGTAACAGAATAATCTGCGTCACCTTTACTATGTGTCCATGTAGATTGAATCCCTCTTAATATATCAAGAGGTATCATTTTATTGTTTGTACGATGTGCTATTCTGTCCTCCATATAAGTATGTCCGATGTTTCTCCGTGGTTTACAGAAAATTTTGCTTTTTCATCATTTTTCTTTCTCCATCTCCAAACATGGCTTCTGACAGCAAACATATTTTTTTCTGCTTCGTTATATGTCATGCTTATTCTTAGCTTGTCATAAACCCACTCTCCTGATTCGTCTTTTCTAGGTGGCTCAAGCTCACCTAAAGGTAAATTCCATCTGGTTTTACCCCCCTTTCCTAAAGGGGATGTGGGTTTTTGATTCCTTTCAATTTTTATGTTAATGTTGTTCATCTTATCTCCTCATTTATATTGACAGATAACATACTGATAGATAATATATAAAGATACTTACAAGTATGTAATCCAACAATGAATCGAATATTAGGAAAATTTTATGCGAATGTCAAGGGTATTTAGAACGATTGTTTCAGGCGAACCAGCATCAAAATCTAAAAATAAATTAACAAGAAATTTTGGCGGTAAATCAATATCTTATCAGAAGGCTTTCTACGATCAGGTGCCTGAATTAGGAGAGGGCGAATTAATACTGGGGGATGTTGGCGTTGTCTTTGATGTTTATTCTTCAGTAAGAAAACTTGATTTAGACGAATCACTAATATTAGAATTATTGGAAGGAAGGGCATACAAAAAAAATAAACAAGTTAAAGTTAAGTTAATTAGACATCATTTAGATAAAGAAAATCCAAGGACTAACATACAGGTATTTAAGTTAACTAAGGGGCTTAAAGAATGGTGGGATGATATAGAAATGATGACTTTAAAAGACACCAATTAGGAGAGAAAAAATGGGAGAGAAAGATTTAATAATACCAACTCTTAAAGGATTATCACATGGTAAACATAGAATAAAATGTCCATCATGCCATCCAAAGAGAAAGAAACATAATCAATCACAGAGAGAGCTATCTGTAGAAGTAGACGATAAAGGCATAAAATATTTTTGCCATCATTGTGGTATAAACGGATTTGAAGGGGCTAATGTAAATTTACAAAATAGACAAAGAAATGTTAAAACAAACATTAGCAGAAAAAAAGTTGAAGAAATACAAAGGGAGATAGAACTGGAAGATTTTAAACATACAGACAAGACGATTAACTTTCTAAAAGAGAGAGGAATATCTGAAGATATAATTAAAAAACATACAGTGGGCAAACTGTATAAATTTAGAGAGAAAACAGCAGAAGCGATTGGCTTTCCTTATTACGATAAAGATAACAATACAGTTGCTGTAAAGTGGAGAAGCGCTGGTGATGAAAAGTTTTTTTCGCAGACTAACAGTTGTAATGAATTCTTTAATATAAATAGTATAGTCGAACAACAGGCACTAATAATATGTGAAGGCGAAATAGATGCTTTAACATGGATGACTGTTTTAGAGGACAATCAGCACTACGGAGTTGTTTCCGTTCCTAATGGTGCGCCTCTTAAAGTATCTGACCAAAAATTAGAACCAGATGAAGATAAGAAATATAAATACATTTGGTCTGCACGAGAGAAACTAAACGCAATACCAGAGATTGTATTCTCAGGAGATAACGATGAACAAGGTAACGCCCTGTTGGAGGAAATGGCAAAAAGATTAGGCCGAGGTAAATGTACAATTATTGACCTGGGGGATCACAAAGATGCAAATGAAGCTTTACAAAAAGAAGGTAAACAATTTTTACTTGATAGACTAGCACAAGCAAAACCTTATCCTGTTTCAGGTTTATACCGAGCCGAAGATGTCATATCAAAAATACAAGAGCTTTACACGGATGGTAAACCAACTGGTTATCAAATACACCCAGTTATACCACTTGAAATAGCAAGACAGCAGATGACTGTTGTTACTGGACTACCAGCGTCAGGTAAATCTAATTTTGTTGATGATTGTTGTATTCATTTAGCTAGGACTTACGGATTAAAGATATGTTATTCCAGCTTCGAGAAACCAATAGCCGAACACATAACACAATTAGTAACTCATGTAGCTCAGAAACCATTCTTTGATGGAAAAGATGAAAGAATTAGTTCGTTAGAATTAGACGCAGCGTTGGACTTTGTAAATCAACATTTTATCTTCCAGGACTTCACCTCTGGGAGAAGTACGAAAATAGAAGAAGTTTTAGATGTTGCGAGTGCTGGAACAATGTGGGGTAGTTCAATATTAGTTATAGACCCTTATAACTGGATTGAGCCAGAACAAAACACAAATATGTCAGAAGGCATAAGTAATATGTTAACAAAAGTTCAAAACTGGGCAGTAGCAAATGACTCTCATGTTATCTTTGTGGCACACCCATCAAAACTTCAAGATAGAAATGTTCCAGAAGGAATGGAAATATCAGGTAGTATGGCTTGGTTTGCAAAAACAGATAACGGAATTACTATACATAGAGAAAAAGAAACTGGTGACCCTTTATGTAAAATTTGGAAAGTTAGATGGAGTTGGCTTGGGAAACCTCAAACCATACATCTTGACCACAACCCAAGAACAGGAGCTTTTTCTAAAGTAGCAGGTTACAACCCAGAAAATTGGGAATTTCTTGATGACTTCTAGCCGACAATCACATTTTATGCTTTAAAATTTTTAAGAAATCAGGCCTGTTTTTTGCTTTGACCAAACCAGTTCAGGCGACAATCACATTCAATGATAGTAACTCTGTTTGCTTTGCAGTCAAAGAGATAAAAAAAAATAAATAAAATAATACTAGTATTATTCTAAATCATCTTCATAGTTTAAATACTTAACAGGTTAGCTGCCCGAGCCAGATGGGTTATGTAAATTTTTAAATGTGCAGCCCAAGAAGGTTTAAGTAAATTTAACAAACTGGGATCGCAACGCTTCATTGTAAATTTACTGAGTGCAGGTTATACAGGTCTAAAGTGCAGGTTTATTCGTCTGTGTCGAAATCAAAATTAATAGTTGGTGTCATTATGGGTATGCCCTTTTTTATGGCCTTTTTTAATACCTTTAACCTGACATCATCAAGTTCATCTGTATCTTCATAAAGGAAAAGCAACGCACACATCATAGACCAAAAAGAATCTGAACCAATCTTTTCTGATTGAATAGTTACTAGTATTTCCCCCTCTGAGAATATAATAGACTGTTCATCTCCTAGTTCATAAAGAATATCAATTTCAGAATTTTCTTGATTGTTGTTGCTAATTTTCTTGCGAGTTTTTATATCAAAAATCTCTGCCATACTCGTCTATCACATATAATGAAAAAGTTGTCAAGGTAAAAACTCCAGACGACAATCACACATCATGATAGTAGCCACCCCACCCTTTTTATTGAAAGCAAAAAAAAATGACACTTAAATAATACTAGTATTATTCTATTTTCATTTTTGCATTACGCACTTATAAATTAACTTTTTTTACATCACTTTTTTATTTTGTAAAATTACAAAAGAACAACTGGGCGCAAGAAAGTTTTGCGTGAATTTACAAAAAGAAGGGCGCCACGCATTTCGTGAATTTACAAATGTAGGTCGCTGAATTTATGGGATATATTTTTTAGACATAAAAAAACCTAGCGATTTTTTAGTCGGCTTGTATCTTTGAACGAAGAAGAAGATACAAACCTAATCGCTAGGTTTCAACCACAAACTACGAGGTTTATTTGTTTTTGTGGTTTATTCTTTACCCCAATACTTAGGTGTATTTAAGAGGTATCTTGTTATTTTTCTCCAAGAGTCTAAGACATCAAAGTCTGATTTCTCTCTTGTGAAATCAATTTCTTGTAATCTTTGGTTAACGATAAAAACAGCTTTTCTTAAATCATCTGTTTTCTTTTTATCGTTTTCCCATTGTTCTAATAAGTTATTAGTCCAAACTTTAAGACCGCTTAACTTACCTTTATAAACATGAGTTAATTCTCTAGCCATATCTCTCTCCTTATCTCACAAAATAATACATTATTATAGTTAAAAATGCGACTACTAAACAAACTTTTTGCATTGTTGTTGGGTATTTATCCATTATTTTCTCTCCTCATTAAAAGATTTAATTCTTGATTGAATTAAAGTTATTTTAGTTTCGTCATCTAAATTTTTATTATTAGACCATATCTCAATGTCTTTAATTAGTTTAAGACAGTCGTGTAAATCAAAAGATATTTTATTAACAAACTCTAAATGCTCTTTTGATTTGTCTGTTAATTCTTTAATTGATAATTGCATTTTCTTTTACTCCCTCTTTAACATCAACATCATGCGGAATTAAATCACTAACTACAACAAAATTATCAAAAATTTCTTGAACAGAAATATCATCTAATTTTTCCTCGACTTCTTTATCAGATAATTTATTACCTTGTTCATCTTTTACTATAGCTATTTCTGAAATTTTTTTTGTTTCGCTTAGTCTTTTTATAACATTCCAAGTAGTGTTTTCATTATCTTCTTTAATTTGTTTCATAGCTTTATTCATAACAAATTTTTTACTTTTCAACATATCTCCTATATTAAATGTTTCGTCATTTTCAGTTCTTATATGCCATTCAATATTAACTTTATCCTCAAACAAACTATAAAACTTTTTAATTACTTTTAATGGTGGTGTGTTTGGTGTTTCAAATTTTAATTCAAATATATGTTTATCTTCATCAAAACCAATAGAGCTTTCCTTTGCGTTCCATTTACAACCCCAATTTTTAACTCTCCAATCATACCAATTATTATTATGTTCTTCTCTTAAACTAACAGTTAAATGTCCGATAAAAACATCATCAGGCATTTTAATTAGTTTATTAAAATCAAACTGTGGATAAAGATTGTTGTCGTTCTCATTAAAGGAGTCGAATCTTATTTCAAAATAATTATCAACTATATCTCTAATGGCTTTATCATAATCTTCAAAAAAATTATAATCATCATTTTTAAGTGTTAATCTCACTTTATTAGTTACTATATCAGGCATATTTTCCCTCATTTTTATCATTTTTGGGGGGTATTCTACTATTGGGCAACCCCTAAAACCCTCTGTAATCGCATTTAAAAAGGTCGATTTTCTAATTTTCCTTTAAAACTGTCGATTTTAGACTGAATTATGAACATTTCATCAGGATTAAAGACATGAGAAAGTTTCCCATTAGGAACGAAATAACTAAACATAGTTACTCTTGAGCTGTTCCTATCCCAACCTGAGTTTATCCAAAAATACAATGTATTTTCTTCTACATAAATATCTTCAATGAAATGCCATTCCTGTTCTTCATAAAATTTATCTAATTCTGACTCAACTCTTTCAATTAAATGTGGGAATTTTTCCCTGTCAAAAACCTTAAAGTTTGTGGCCAGTTCTTCTTTTTGTAAATTTACATTAGTAGTTCCCATTTTAATTCTCCATGCCTTTTTTACCGCCAATATCTTCAAATGCGTTTTCCATAAATTTTTCTATTAATTCTTTGTTAATCATAAATCCCTCTTTACGAAATCTTTTTAAAAGTTCTGCCAAAAATTCAGGACAAGATTTGATATACCTTTTAAAGTTTATAGCAAATGATTTTTCGTAATGAGATTTTGCGTCATCATCATGTTCTATTAATGATTGTGCGATTGAACATAAAGCAATAATTGAAAAGATAGCTTGAGATAAATCAAATGCTCTTGAAAATATAGGTTCTACATCTTTGTAACCAAAATTATCCTTATCATAATCATCAATATTCACATCATCAAAAGAAATAGCTTTTGCGATTTCTTTCATAACAGTATCAATATTTTTTCCAATATCATTTTGTTCTAATGCTAACTTAATAATTACATCTATATAATCATTATCTTCTTCTTCAATTAAATGCTGTTTTATTTTATTTTTAACCATAGTGTTTCTCCTTTAGGTAATTTAAAAATTCAATAGTGTTGTTAAAGTTTAATTCTTTTATTTTATCTTTAGAGGTATCAACTCCTTTATATTCAAAGGTGTCTAAAATTCTTTGCAGTTTCCATTTCATATCTTCAGACTGATAAAAATATTTTTTTGTATTTATGTCGTTGATAATCACATCAAATGACAATTCATAAACAGTAATATTTTCCATAATCAAATCGTCTAAATTATTAAAATGAAATATTAAATTTTCTTCAGAGGTAGCCCATTCATAATGCGTGTCTGTTTTATGGTGTGGTTGTCTGCAACCATACATACCGATTATCTGTCTTAATTTCATATCGCAAACCCCAATCGACAATCACAAAGAATGATAGTAGTCATCAAAAATTTTTTTTTAAAAAATGGAAGGAATAATACTTGTATTATTCGAGTAAATTTACGAAAAGTTGGGGCCGCAAAACTTCGTAAAATTACCAAACTTTTTGGCCCATTTACAAACTTATACCCACCGCTAAGATTCATCTTGTAATTCCCTGATAAAATTTTGATAGCTTGGATTATCAAATTTTTCCAAAGCTCTAATAACTTGATTTGGAGTCAGACTACCTGACTCCAAACCTTTCTTAGCTACATTGATAACTGATAAATCTAAATAAGAGGAAATATGTTTCATCAGTCTATTATCCTCACTTCTTCTCCCCAATTCACAGGCGGTTTTGCAGAGGTAGTAGCCCATATCACAGGATAATTTGGTTCATCTTCTTCTTCTAAATCATAGGCATAGCAGTCTGTGAAATAGATAGCACAAGAAATATTTTCATCTTCTCCTGTTCTTTCTATCAGATTAAAAAATGGTTTGAACTCTGTTCCACCATTCATAAAATCTCTTGTTTCTATTTCTTCGCCATACTCAAAGCAATCCCAAAATCGAGTCAAATCAGTATCGCTTTTTGATTTATCAAGACAAACAGTTGTTTCATTTATGTAGGCAATAAGAACTCTTTCAATCTGAAAATCTTCAGCAATTCTTTGAATCTCAGAATTGAATTGTTGTCTTTCTTCTAGACCTACACTTCCTGAAATATCAATTCCAATAGCCAAACTCAAACTCGGTGTCGGAACATTACTAGGTAAGTAATCTCCATTAGCTAAAAATCTTCGGCTTGGTCTAGCATAAGATTGATAATCGCTTTGAACTTGGTTTGCAATTTTATCTCTTAAAACTTCTCTCCAATCCAAAGGTTTCTTTTGTCCTTGTCTAGCTTTTTCAATAGATTGAAAATCACTACCGCCACCAACCTTTTTTTGAACTTGATGAGATTGAATAATTCTTTCAGAAATATTTTGGGAAACTTTTTGTTTTTCTTCTTCGCTACCCTCATATTCTTGAACCTCGCCACCTAATGTTTTATGTCCTGTTATCTCATCTCCTTGTGGATTATGATAACCGCCACCATTATTTTTTTGAGTATCTTCATCTTGGTTCTTCTGAAGAATAGAATATAATTCTTCTGCTCCATAAGAATTTAAATCTCTCTTACTATCTAACCATTCTCGATAATCAAAAATACTTAAACCACCAAGATGTTGTAGACAATGGTCATAAGAGGTAGTCATATCGCTATTACTAATTCCGCTAAGATGATAATTAATAACCAAATCAGTAGCTATATTCCATAATTCATGTTCTCTATTACCTTTACGAAAACAATGTTGCCAACCTACATGAAGAACCTCGTGAAGAATAACAGTCTGAATAAAATCCTGTCCTTTTCTTCTACCATTTTCTTCAAACCATTTTTCAATAGCTGTTGGATTATAGAAAATAGATTTTCCATTTGTAGCCATAACCTCTACTTCATCAGTCTTAACTAAATTAAGAGGTATCACAATAGTAGCCCAACCTGAGTGTTTGCTAATAATTTTTGTCTTAGCTTTTTTCATTTCTATGTCTGCATTTATCATTTTTTTTCCTTTTTTTAAGTAAGTCCAGTTAACTTGGATTATCCGAAAATATCTGTAGCTTTGGTTTCTAAACCTTTAATTTCTTCAGCTACAGATTCTCTTAGTGAATCATCTTCTCTTAACTCTTGAGCAGTTTTACCTTTAACAATTTCTTTAGCTTGTTCTATGATTTCATCATAATAGTCATCTTCAAAGAAATCGTTTTTACCTTTCAATCCATTAAGAGATTTTTCTAAATTATCTACAATAGAATTTTTGAAGAACTTACCTTTCTTATTGGATTTATCGTAACCGCTAATAGCATTAGCAAAACCACCGAGAGAAGAAATTAAATCTTGTTTATTTCTCTGATTTAATTCTATGATTTTATCTTCATAATATTCGTGAGAATTGTAGGCAACATTTCCAATCAATCCACCTATACCTGAGTCTTGGTAGTAAGCATTGTCCTCTACCATATTTAACTCAGGCACTTGGTCAAAGAAAATGTCAGCATGGAATAATCCTTTAACCTCTTTTTCTTTATACTCAGGTTCGGAATCTGTTCCGCCAATTCTTACTTGAACTTTGCCACCTTTCAATCTTTCGATAGTTGGGTAATCATCTTCATTGTAAGAATCTCCTAAATCAAATTTCGCTTGTTCTTTTAAATCAGGATAATCAGCTACTAACTTATCTTTTTCATCATTGAATTCTTTAGAAAAATCATTCCAAGCAGAAGTTATTATTTCTTCATTCTTATTTGGTAGTAATTGCCATTCCCTATCCCACATACAAACATATGGATTGAAAGCATTTCTTCTTTTCCTATCAATTCCTCTCATGGTTTTTATTCTATCTTCATCAATAAGACATTTATTAACCTTGAAAGATTTGTCGCTACCGCTAACTGCGGTAGCAACATGGGAACTTAATTCAGGAGATAGCTTTTTCCCACCCCAAATTTTAGTTTGAACTTTAACTAATTTACCTTTGGCTCTAAATGAGTCTGTTAAATCAAATTTATTACTAAGCATTTTTTTCTCCCTATTCAAAATTAACATCAGTATGTTCAAGAGAAAAATCAGTATAAGTTTTTGTTACTAATAATCCTCTTTCCATATTGATAGATTGTTTTACAAAAAATATAACGAACTCAGGATTCTCAAATCTACTTAAATATTTTGTAGCACTAGAGAAAATCTTTTCCTGTTTCTTACCTGAATTTTCTTTCAGCTTTTGTAGTAAAGCTCCAACAACAGCAAATCTTACATTCGTTTGATTTTGGTCTATTGATTCTGTTTCCATAGGTTTTTCAATTATGTCATCAATGCTTGGAGCATTAACAATAACTTTTGAAAACGCTATAAAACTTTGAGCAACATCAAAACCGACACAACCTGTATAGAGTGGTAGTTGAATTAAATCATCATGATTCTGATAAACTAAATCTGAAAGAGTAACAGCACTTCTTGGTGAACAGAATTGTTCATTCCTTTTGTCCTTTGTAAAGTTGTGAAGATTCTGTGGTTCATATCTGAAGTATGCTTGAACTAGAGGATTAACACCATTTTCACTAGCCCATTTTTGCCAAATGTCAGTATTCATTTCGACATCAAATATTTGAAACCTATTCATCAATGCAGAATTCTGAACACCGACTCCAGCATTATCTTCTTGTCTATTTGTTGCTCCAAGAATTACAAAATTCTCAGGAAGAACATAGCCATTGAATTCTCTAGCTAGAACTAATTGTTGAAATGCTTTCTGAATAGTTGGACTCGCACTACCAATTTCATCAAGAAACAAAATTCCTTTTGAGTCTTTATCCTTTGGCAGTCTGTCTGTGAAAGCATATTTCTGAGTGTCTGTTTCGGAGTCGTATCTTGGCAAATATAAATCTTGCGGTTCGATTTGACTCCCTATCAGAGTGATAAGAGCAAATTCATTTTTCTTTGGTTGAGAATTAGTAGTTGGTTTCAATCCACCATTTATTTCTTCATCTAACCAAAGTTGTTTGACGCAGTCAGATTTTCCAATCCCACTAGCTCCTCTTAATAAGCATGGCTTATGCTTTGTTTTTTTATCAGTTAAAATTTTCTTAACTGAGTCTTTTGCATTTAAAATATTAAATGACTGTTCGTTCAAGTTTTCCATTATGATACCTCGTTATTTGGAAAGTTAAAAATTACTCCTTTGAATTTTATGGCGAGTAAGGATTCCATTCTTAATAATTTGAAACCATTATTCTGTTTCAAATCTTTAACCATTAAATGTTTCTCGGTTAATTCTTTTCCATTAGATAATCTTTGAAAATCATCAACAGCTATTTGGCAGTTGATATTTCTTATCAATGGCTTTTCATTTTCATCTTGTTCTAATTTCTCATAATCAAGAACTGTAAAAAATTTCTTTCCCACATTCTTGCAAATCCAGTTTTTTTTCAAAACAGGGGTCGAGATTTTTCCACCGCTGGAGTGTAAATTTACATTAATAACTGCGTCAGCTGTGGGATATAATTTTAGTTGTTCCATTATTTTCCACCATTAAATGTTGTAATAATATTTTGAATTCTATCTTCAATTTCTGCATACTTTTCGTAGTCTATATTTTCCATTAGAATTTCATTGATATGTTCAAGCATATCAACCTGACCTTGTAATGAAATAATTAACTCTGAAATTTTTGTTTCAGTCTTATTTTGTTTTGACATTGTTAAACCTCGTAAAAAATTTTATTGATTCGTTCATATCTAAAAGTATCAAAATATTAACGATTTATCAAGACCTTTAGACATAATTCGATTTTATAAGCTCTATGTATATAACAACCGAAAGAGGAAAATTGTCGGATAAAAAAATAGAATAATACTAGTATAATTCCTTAAATTTACTTTCGCCCAAGTTTCTTTGAAAATTAGAAAATCACAATCACAGCTAAAACAGGTAAAGAGGTAAATATTTTAAACCAAGATACAGCGGAGAGTTTGTAAATTTAAGATTGAACAGATGAGGAAGTAGTGGTAATAATCAAAATTATTTGGAGTATAAATTATTATGAAAGATAGTGAAGAAGATAAACCGAAATTAGTTTTAGTATCGAATTCGGCAAGTAATGAAAAAGAGCCGAAGAAGAAAGACAGACTGACTGCGAAACAGTTAGCATTTATTCAAGGCATAACGAAAGAAAAACTAACAGCGACAGAGAGTTATAGGAAAGCATATGATTGCGAGAACATGAAAGACTCGTCTGTGTATGTTGAGTCGAGTCGGCTAATGACTCACCCTAAGATTTCACTACGACTCAAGGAGTATGAGGAGTCCATAACTTTGAATTCAGTCGCTACACAGCTCTCTGTCAAAGAGTATGTCGAAAATGGACTCAAGGAAATAATTGAAGATGAAGAAACAAATTCTAACGCAAAGGTTTCGGCATTGTCTTGGCTAGGAAAATCTGTAGCCATGTTTACTGACAAGATAGAAAATTCTGAAGAAGATAAATCTATTGAACAGTTGGAGTCAGAGCTTAGAAAGAAATTAGGTTTATCAGATTAACAGACAGCATACCAAGACAGAAAAAAACTAATTTCTCAGGATTTAATTAAGGTTAATTATCACATGGAAATGCAGATACCCACCCCCTTAGATACATAACGATTAGTTGATTACCATATACACAGTGATTTGCTCAAATAATTAGGTTAATTTCCTAATTGGCTAGTCGTTTCTAGTAATAATAGTAGTATTAATACAACATTTAGTTAGATAAAAAGTATAAACCTATCAAAAGTAGCGCTAAACATACACCTAACACCCCATATGGTGTAATTGGTTGCACAGGTTCAGGCGTTTTTTTAGTAATTTTTGGTTTTTTTACTGTTTTCTTAGCTTTTTTCTTAGGTTGTTCATACGCTTCATTTATATCTGGCGTATTTGGATCGTCTTTAATGTAGTGGCCCTTCTTATTACGAGCTCTTTTTCGTTTTGCTGGCATTTTTTCCTCCTCTAGGTAAGTTTATAGGGGTCAGCACCCCCTTTTTTTCAGAATATAAGGCAAACAATCCCTTAATTCAAAAAATTTTTTTTAATTATTTAAACTTTCTCTTTTTTTTCTCTTCTTTTCAGTAGCATTCCTACAACCCCCTTAGTATAATACTAGATAATAGGTAATTACCTAGTATAGATAATATATAGTAAGATACTAACTAGTTATTACCTAGTATAAGTATATACTCTTGCGTAAATTTATGCAAGTGTTTGGTTTCGCTGTTAACCGTCAGCAATGCTCCATGATGAATGGGTGAGACTTTGTGATTCGGTTAAGGCGAGGAAGCCCTTCAGCACCCTCCCTTGTTTTAGGGCTTCCAAATCTTTCCGAACAATGCTATGTTTTACGAAACAAAGGGAGATTTCAATGAAAGATAAAAACTATAAAGGTAAAAGATCGCATACTGCGCAGAAAAGACCTTGGATTAGAAAAATGTTTCCAGAACTCTTTAGTGGTTCTGGCAAAAGGTCAGCTAGAAAGAAGAAAAAGCGCCAAGAGAGAGCTGAGAAGTTAGTTCACAATGACCAAGTCTTTGAAGTTAGAGGTAATTTTCTAGTTGGAGAAACTAATAGCAATAAAAATGCGTAAACAATACAAAAAAACTAATATGCCTAGATGGAAATATGAACTGAAGGCATATCAAAAAAATCGAAAAAACAAAGTTACAATGCCCTATTATACATTTATGGAGAAAAAAACTAATGAATAAAAAAGGGGGGTCTATTAAGACCAATACAAAAAACTGGATAATTACTTTAAAAAAAATAGAGAGCAGGGAGATAGTTAAAACAAATGAAAGAAGTAAAACAATTAACAATAACATTTAATCCTGACCATGAAGGAGTATATGTTTTAGTAAATATTGATGGTGAATATCATAAAAAGTATTTAACTGAAGAACAACATGGGAATATTTTGCAATCATGTTTTCAATCGTATTTTCAAAAAAAATCTATTGCTTTACTTAATGATGCTGTAAGAATAGAGAAACAATCAGAAAAACTTCTTGAAAAAACAGAAGCTATGATTAATGTTATGAAACATATATAGGTTAGATATGCAATTAGCTGAATTACACGAAAAACCTACATTAAGAGTTCTTAGTTTAGGTGCAGGCGTTCAATCAACAGTAATGGCTTTGATGACAATGACTGGAGAAATAAAAGATAAACCAGACTGCGGTATATTTGCAGATACTCAATCAGAACCAGATCATGTTTATGAACATTTAGAATGGTTACAAGAACAATTAGATTTTCCTATTCATATTGTCACAGCAGGGGATTTAGGGCACGATGCTGTAAAAGGTAGAGTTGGTAGGCCTAATCACTTTGCAGCAGTACCTTTTTATTTAAAAACACCTAAACATAAAAAAGGTGGTGATGGTGGAATGGGTAGAAGACAATGCACTACAGATTATAAAATAAGACCAATTAGAAAAAAAGTAAGAGAACTATTAGGCGTTAAAAAACACAAACAAGTTCCTAAAGATGTTGTTGTAGAACAATGGATTGGTATTAGTTACGATGAAATGATTCGTGCAAAAGAAGCTCGTGATAAATGGACATACAATAGATGGCCTCTTTTAGAATTAGAATTAAGAAGACATCAACTTATTGATTGGTTTGAAAGTCGTTATCCAGGAAGAACTTTAGCTAAATCTGCTTGTATATTTTGTCCTTTCCACGATCAAGCAACATGGAGAGATATGAAGATTAATGATAAAAAGAGCTGGGATTTTGCAGTTAAATATGACAAAATGTTACGAGAAGATTATGTTCGTGAAAATTCTAAATTAGAAAATGAACAATATCTTCATAGAAGTTGTGAGCCACTAGATGAAGTTGATTTTTCTAATGCAGAAGATAAAGGTCAATTAAATTTTCTTGGCGAATGCGAAGGAATGTGCGGAGTTTAGAAAGCAAGTAATGGCGAAAAGAAAAGAAAAAGCAATAAGAAAGACTACTAAAGGTAAGAATGCTAATTATCGCCCTACTAAAAAAGGCGCAGGAATGACGAAAAAGGGAGTTAGGGCTTATCGTAAGGCTAATCCTGGCTCTAAATTAAAGACTGCTGTAACAGGCAAAGTTAAAAAAGGTAGTAAAGCTGCAAAAAGAAGAAAATCTTATTGTGCTAGATCATTAGGTCAGTTAAAAAGAAGTAGTGCTAAAACTAGAAATGATCCTAATTCTCGAATCAGACAAGCGAGAAGAAGGTGGAAATGTTAACAAAAGGAGATAATTATGAAAAAATCTAAAGGTAAACCTCGTAGAATGATGGGTGGCAAATCCGTAAAAGCAAAGTCTCGCAGAATGATGGGTGGCAAATCTGTTAAAGCAAAACCGAGAGGTGGAGTTACTCGTATGAAATACGGCAAAAAAGTTAAAGGTAAAATGAGAGGCGGCAAAAGATAACTAAACATAGGGAGGTTTTATGTCTTATCTAATATCTAATATTCCATACTTTAAAGTGTGGGTAAGAAAAGAGTTTACGGCTAATCACGAGAAATATCATGGAGAGTTTATTCATGGATTAGCTGTAGCAGTTAATTGCATTCCAGATAGGTCATTATCATTTCAAATAATTTTTACAGGTTGTGAAGACATGGACAATAATGTTCATGGTGGTGCTATGTGGGCTAGAATGCCAATACAAGGAATTGTAGCAGATATTCCTGTAAAAGAATGGCCTGACAGAATGGAGAATCATTTATGTCAACCTTGGGATTGCATGTCACATCATCATTCAGTTGTATCAATAGATAGAGCATCATCATCACCTTGGTATGCAAAAATAGATGGTGAGTTTTATATGGCTAAATATATTTTTACAGTTGATTATACTGAACATGAAATAGCTGACAGTCCAGATCAACATAAACAAAGTCATGTGTTATACTTAACTGAAGGTCAATGGAAAGGTAACTTAGTTGCTTTACCAAATAATAGAGTTAGAGTAACAAATCCAGCTCTTTGGGTAACAGGAGAAGGACCTCCTGATTTTATGCCTAGTCAAGAAATACATAGTAGTGAAGAACATGAAAGTTATACTGATCCCAATATAACCTTTAATAATTTATATAAATAAGGTAATGTAAAAAAAATGGCTACAAAGAAAAAAACAAAAAAGAAAACTAAATCTCGTGTAAATGAAGCAGGTAATTATACTAAACCTACTATGAGAAAAAGATTATTTAGTAAAATAAAAGCAGGAACTAAAGGTGGCAAAGCAGGTCAATGGTCTGCTAGAAAAGCACAAATGCTTGCTAAACAATATAAATCAAAAGGTGGTGGCTATAAATAATGGCACTTAAAAAAACACAAAAATCTTTAAAAAGATGGGGTAAACAAAAATGGAGAACTCCTAGTGGAAAAAAATCATCTGAGACTGGAGAAGTATATGCACCTTCTTCTACTATTAAAAAATTAAAATCTACTGCAAAAGGAAGAGCCAAACTTTCAAGAGCAAACAAAAAGAAAAGAGAAGCCACATCTAAAGGTAAACAACATGCTAGACATGGTTTACATAAAGGTAAAAAAAGATAATGGCTAGAAATTACAAAAAAGAATATAAGAATTATCAGGGAACTGATAAACAAAAGAAGCGTAGAGCTTCTCGGAATACAGCTAGGAGTAGAGCATTAAAGAGTGGTAAAGTCCGCAAAGGTGATAACAAAGATGTTCATCACAAAGACGGAAACCCTAAAAACAATTCAAAAAAGAACTTAGTTGTAAAATCAAGAAGTAAAAACAGATCGTTTCCTAGAACTAAAAAGGCTAGAAAAAAATGACGCTTGAAATAAATCCAGGAGATGTTTTAAGTAATATATCTACTTTTCCTCCTAATAAGCGTAAAGAAATACTTGAGTTATTACACGAGTATGAAGACGCAAAAACAAGAGAGAAATGCAAAGATGAGTATCTTCCTTTTGTAAAAAAGATGTGGCCTGCATTTATTAGCGGTAATCATCATAAAATTATGGCTGATGCATTTCAAGATGTTGTTGATGGCAAATTAAAAAGATTAATTATTAATATGCCCCCTCGTCATACTAAATCAGAGTTTGCTAGTTATCTTTTACCTGCTTGGTTTTTAGGTAAGTTTCCTGAAAAGAAAGTTATTCAAACAGCCCATACTGCAGAATTAGCTGTAGGCTTTGGTCGTAAAGTAAGAAACTTAGTTGGTGATAAAGATTTTAGCGGTGTTTTTGGTGAAGTTAAATTACAATCAGACAGTAAAGCTGCTGGTAGATGGAACACTAATAAAGGCGGAGAATACTTTGCGATTGGTGTAGGTGGTGCTGTTACAGGTAAAGGTGCTGACTTACTTATCATTGACGATCCTCATTCTGAACAAGAAGGCGCTTCAGCTGATGTAAATGTTTTTAATAAAACTTATGAATGGTATACTTCTGGTCCTAGACAAAGACTTCAGCCAGGCGGAGCTATTGTTATTGTTATGACAAGATGGCACGAGCGTGATTTAACTGGTCAAATTATTGACGCTAGTATTAAAAGAGGCGGAGCAGATGAATGGAAAGTTATTGAACTTCCTGCAATAATGCCGTCTGGAAATCCTCTGTGGCCAGAATTTTGGTCTCAAGAAGAACTTGAGGCATTAAAAGCTGAACTTCCAGTTTCTAAATGGTCTGCTCAGTATCAACAAAACCCTAGCTCAGAAGAAGGAGCTTTAGTAAAAAGAGAATGGTGGAGAATATGGGAACATGAAAACCCACCTAATTGTCAGTTTATTATTCAATCTTGGGATACTGCTTTTTTAAAAACACAAAGAGCAGACTTTTCTGCTTGCACTACATGGGGTGTTTTTTATGCAGAAGATGAGTTTGATGGAGCATTAGCGCCACAATTAATTTTATTAGATGCATATCAAGAAAGATTAGAGTTTCCAGAATTAAAAGCAAAAGCAATGGAAATGTATAAATCATATCAACCTGACGCTTTTGTAGTTGAAGCTAAAGCAGCAGGTACTCCTTTAATATTTGAATTGCGTTCTATGGGTATTCCAGTTTCAGAGTATACACCAAGCAGAGGAAATGATAAGATAGCTCGTGTGAATGCAGTTGCAGACTTGTTTGCTTCTGGTGTAGTATGGTGTCCAGAAACTAGATGGGCAGAAGAAGTGGTTGAGCAGTTTGCTGCTTTTCCAAATGCAGAACACGATGACCTTGTTGATAGCAGTACTCAAGCTTTAATAAGGTTTAGACAAGGTGGTTTTGTTAGTTTATTTAGTGATGAGCTAGAAGAACCGTTTGATGACAGAAAAAGAGCTGAGTACTATTAAGGATTATAAATGGCGATAGAAAAAGGCATACAACAAGTAGAAGATAAAAAAAATTTAAACGGTGAAGCTATAGAAATAGAAATAGTTAACCCAGAATCAGTTGGAATAGAAACAGAAGATGGCGGTATAGAAATTGATTTTGGTGGAGGGCCTACTGGTCTTGAGTCTGGCTTTGGAGAAAATTTAGCTGAGATTTTAGATGAAAGTGAATTAGATGCTTTAGGTAGTCAAATTGTTAGTGATTTTTCAGCTGATAAAGAATCAAGAGCTGATTGGGAAGAAACATATATAAAAGGTTTAGATCAACTTGGATTAACTGTTGATGAAAGAACAGAACCTTGGCCAGGAGCTTGTGGAGTTTTTCATCCACTTTTATCTGAGGCAGTTATAAGGTTTCAATCACAAGCTATATCAGAAATATTTCCAGCAGAAGGTCCAGTAAAAACTAAAATTCTGGGAACTATTAACGATGAAAAAGAAAAACAAGCTAATAGAATTCAAGAGTATATGAATTATCTATTAACTGAAAAAATGGTTGAGTATAGAACTGAAACAGAAAAGCTACTTTTTTCTCTCCCCTTAGCAGGATCAGCTTTTCGTAAAGTCTATTATGACTCAAACATGGGAAGACCTTGCTCTATATTCGTTCCAGCAGAAGATTTTGTAGTTAGTTATGGAGCAAGTGATCTTCTTACATGTGAAAGAGCTACTCATGTAATGAAAAAAACAGAAAATGAAATCAAAAAACTAATGTATTCTGGTTTCTTTAAAGAATGTGATTTACCTAATCCAAGCCCTGATATTGACGAAATAACAGATAAATATAACAAATTAACAGGTGAAAGCAGCGTAGAGTATGATAATGATGGCCGTTACACTATTCTTGAAATGCAAGTTGACCTTGACCTTCCTGGCTTTGAAGATACGGTAAATGGTGAGCCCACAGGTATTGCTCTTCCTTATATAGTAACTGTTGATAAATCGAGTGCTAAAGTTTTAGCTATTAGAAGAAACTATGAAGAAGGCGATCCTAAGAAAAGAAGAATTCAACACTTTGTTCATTATCAATATTTGCCTGGAATAGGTTTTTATGGATTTGGATTAATACATATGATTGGTGGATTAAGTAGATCGGCCACTTCTTTATTAAGACAACTTATTGACGCTGGTACTTTATCAAATCTTCCAGGCGGATTAAAAACCAGAGGTTTAAGAATTAAAGGTGATGACACACCTATAATGCCAGGTGAGTTTAGAGATGTAGATGTTCCAGGCGGAACTATAGCAGAAAACATTTCTTTCTTACCTTATAAAGAACCAAGCCCTACATTGTATCAATTATTAACAACAATAGTTGATGAAGGAAGAAGGTTTGCAAGTTTAGGCGATTTAAAAATTGCTGATATGAATAATGAAGCTCCAGTTGGAACAACACTTGCTCTTATGGAAAGACAAATGAAAGTTATGGGAGCAATACAATCAAGGCTTCATGCTGCAATGCACAAAGAATTTACAATACTTACAGATATAATTAGAGATTTTACTCCACCAGAATATCCTTATTATGAAGACCCAGATGAATTTTTAAAGTCTGAAGATTTTGATGGTCGTGTAGATGTTATACCAGTAAGTAATCCAAACGCTGCTACAATGTCTCAAAGAATTATGCAGTATCAAGCAGCTTTACAGTTAGCTCAACAAGCGCCAGATATGTATGATATGCCAGAACTTCATAGACAAATGTTAGAAGTATTAGGTATTGAAAATGTTGATAAAGTTATTCCTAACCCTGATGACTTTAAACCTACTGATCCAGTAACTGAAAATATGAACTTCTTAAATATGAAACCAAATAAAGCCTTTGAGTTTCAAGACCATGAAGCTCATATTGCAGTTCATATGGCAGGAATGCAAGACCCAGAGTTCCAAGAGCAATCTCAACAAAGCGCTTCTAGCGGAGTTATAATGATGGCTATTGATGATCATATTAGAGAACATTTAGCTTTCCAATATAGAGAAGAAATTGAAAATGAATTAGGAACTCCATTACCACCTATTGGAGAACCTTTACCAGCAGATGTAGAGAAAAGACTTTCAGACCTTGTTGCTCAAGCAGCTGAAAAATTAACTGCTCGCAAACAACAACAAGCTCAACAACAACAAATTCAAGAACAGCTTGAAGACCCAATTATTCAACAAAGAAATAGAGAGTTGGATATACAAGAAGGCGAGCTAATAAGAAAAGCTAAAGCAGATGAAGAAAAAGCTGCGGCTAATAGAGCTAGAATTAAAGCAGATGTAATGACTGAATTAAGAAGAATTGAATCAGATGAGAAAATTGAAGGAGCTAAGATAGGTCAAAAAATTGGAGACGCTTTATTAGAAGCTGCAATGGAAGGTGAAAGCTCGCATTCAAAAGAATTTGCAGAAGGAATAAGATTAGCTATAGAAATACAAAGAGAATTAAGTAAAAAAGGAATAACAGAATAGGAGGAGTTATGAAAAATATAACAATTATTTTTATATTAACTATCTTTCTAGCAGGATGTGGTAGTTCAAGAATTATGTTGAACGCTGATATACCAGAATCCCAACAGATAGATATAAGAATATCAACTCAAGATAACGAAACATCTTAAAGATGTTTGCGTTACTAGAGTTTTTTAAAATATTATTTTGTATTGTTGGTGTCTTTAGTTTTTATGTAACGATAAAATCTTTATTGCCACCTCTTGATATTCCTATGTTTATGTTTATATTACCTGTAAACATAGCTTTTATATTATGGTACAATAGAAGAAAATATTTATTATAAATATATTTAGGGAGAAACATGGCAGAATCAGCTTTTAGTCTTTTAAGACAAAATTTACAAAAAATGAGAAAACAACATGAGGAGAATCTTGGTCAAGGTTCTGCTAAAGATTTTGCTCAATATAAAAAAATAATAGGAATTATAGAAGGATTATCAATCGCTGATAGAGAAGTCGCAGATTTAGAAGCTAGATTAATGGAGGAATAAATGGGAGTACCATCAGAAATGACTACAACATCAAAACTTACAAAAGTTACAGATAAAAGAAAAGAAAAGAAAGAAAAGGAAGAAAAAGAAACTGCAAACCAACTTCCTGAACCTAAAGGATATAGAATTTTAATTGCTTTACCTGAGCCTGACGATAAGACAGAGGGTGGTATTTATAAGACAGAATCAATATTACAAACGGAAGAGATTGCCACAGTAGTAGGTTTTGTGCTAAAAATGGGTGAAGATTGCTATGATGATAAGAAGAAATTCCCATCAGGAGCATGGTGTAAAGAAGGAGACTGGATTGTTTTTCGTGCTTTTACAGGCACACGCTTGAAAATACACGGCAAAGAATTTAGAATTATTAATGACGACAATGTAGAAGCTGTCGTTCAAGACCCAAGAGGCATAGAAAGAGTATGACCGAAACACAACTAGCCGAAGAGTCTTTAGAAAGCGAATCACCGCTTCCTGAGCCTCAAACAAGTACAGAAGATAAATTTTTAGGAGTTAAATCTACTGTAGGCACTAATAAAGACTCCGAAAACATAGAGGTAGAAGTCGTAGATGACAGGCCTGAAGAAGATAGAAAGCCACCTCGACAAGATGCTAAAGCAGGTAATAAGAAAGAAGTTGAAGATTTATCTGAAGGAGCAACTAAAAGAATACAAAAATTAAAATATGATTACCACGAAGAAAGAAGAGAAAAAGAAAAAGCATTACGGCTCAGGGATGAAGCTGTTACTCATGCTAAAAGGGCAGTTGCTGAAAATCAACGCCTTTCTCGACTTGTCGGAAGTGGCCAGCAAGAGCTCGTTAAGCAAGCCCAAGAAAAAGCTGAATATGCAAAAAAATCAGCAACTAAAGCGTATAAGGAGGCCTATGAGTCTGGAGACGCTGAGGCGATTGCAAAAGCTCAAACAGCTCTCACAGAAGCAACATTTGCACATCAAGAGGCAGTAAACCTTCCTACTGATATAGCAAATAAAGTAATAGCTGAAGAGCAACAAATTGCTAGAAATAATCAAAATACACAACCGCAACAACGACAACCAGAACCTATACCTGAACCAGTTCAACCAGATGCAAAAGCGCAGGCTTGGGCAGAAAAGAATGAATGGTTTGGTAAAGATGAAGAAATGACAAGTTTTGCATATGGCTTACACAATAAGCTCGTCACTAAAGAAGGGCTTGACCCAACTACAGATGAGTATTATGATCGCATTAATTCACGAATGAGGGAAGTATTTCCTGATTCGTTCGAGGGTACAGAACAGGCAGTAGCAGAGCCTGAAGAACCTCGCAAGTCGGCAGAAGTAGTAGCTCCAGCGACTAGAAATAACGGAGCAAGACCTAAAAAGGTCAAATTAACTGCTACTCAAGTTTCTCTCGCAAGGAAACTTGGTATAACACCAGAGCAATATGCAGCTCAATTAGTAAAGGATAGATAATGACTAAAAATAAAAAATTTGAAGATGTAGAAGTTGGTAAGAATACTGATCAACAAGAAAACATTGAATCCGATGTGCTAGAGACTGCTGAGTCTGGGCGCACTCCACGAGAAGCTCGTGAAGAAACCAATCGTGATAACACGCAACGAACAAAAGCGTGGCAACCACCTTCAGTATTGCCTGATCCAAAACCACAAGCTGGTTATGTGTTTAGGTGGATAAGAACTTCTATTGTAGGTCAATCAGATAACCCAAATGTATCTTATAGATTCAGAGAGGGCTGGGAAGCTTGTAAATCAGAAGACCATCCAGAATTAAAAATCTTGTGCGATCAAAACTCAAGATGGGCAGATGATGGATGTATTGAAATAGGTGGTCTACTATTATGTAAAGCTCCTGTTGAAACTGTGGAAGCAAGACGAGCATACTATGATCAGTTAGCTCAACAACAGGTAGAATCAATAGATAACAATTATTTAAGAGAAAGTGATCCAAGAATGCCAATGCTAGAACCGCAAAGACAATCAAGGGTTACATTCGGTAAACATTAATTAACTTAAGGAGTAAGTTATGGCTACAACAGCTACACCTATGGGTGCAGAGCCAGTAGGAACTACTTCAGCTAGTGGATCATTTAGTGGAAAAACAAGACATATTCCGATTGCATCAGGATATGCTACAAGTATTTTCTATGGTGATTTCGTTAAGCTAGTAGATAATGGAGCAACAACAACTATCGCTAAAGATACTGGAACTGCAACATTAACACCTATTGGTATCTTTTTAGGAGTTAGATATACTGACCCTAACACCAATCAACTTACCTTTGCTCAATCTTACAACCAACCAATTGCTGCTTCTGATATCGAAGCGATTGTCTTAGACGATCCTAATGTAGAGTTCAGAATGCAAGCAGATGGCGCTGTAACGAAAGACGCATTTGGTAAAAACGCAGGCGTTGTACAAACAGCAGGTAGTGCAGATATTGGTAGAAGCAAAAATGCACTAGATGCGAGTACAGTCGCTACAACTAACACTCTACCACTTCGTATACTTGGATTCGTTGAAAGCGGAGAAAGCACAGCAGGAGATGCATATACTGATCTTATTGTGACATTCAACGCAGGAATGCATGCATACGATAAAGCAACAGGCGTATAGGAGGAATAAGATATGGCAATTTCAAGAGCCCAGATGCTTAAAGAACTCTTACCAGGCTTAAATGCTTTGTTTGGTTTAGAGTATGAAGGATACGATTCAGAACACGCAGAAATTTATGAAACTGAAAATTCTGATCGTTCATTTGAAGAGGAAGTAAAACTTTCTGGTTTTGGTCAAGCACCAGTAAAAAATGAAGGAGCAGCAATGACTTATGATTCTGCTCAGGAATCTTTTACAGCTAGATATAACCACGAAACAATTGCTCTCGGCTTCGCAATTACTGAAGAAGCTATGGAAGACAATCTATACGATAGTCTATCAAGCAGATACACGAAAGCACTAGCTAGAGCAATGGCTTATACTAAGCAAGTAAAAGCTGCTTTTCCTCTAAATAATGGTTTTACTAACACATATCAATCAGGAGATGGCGTAAATTTATTTACTGCCGATGGTGATGGTGTTGCAGGAGGTGATGGTCACCCACTAGTTAATGGTGGTAAGAACAGTAACCGCCCTGTAACAGCTGCAGACCTTAATGAAACTTCATTAGAAGCTGCGATAATCGACATTTCTGGTTATACCGATGAAAGAGGATTATTAGTTGCAGGTCGTGCAAGAAAACTTATTGTACCATCTAATCTAATGTTCGTTGCTCAAAGGATACTAGCAACCGATTTAAGACCAAATACTGCTGATAACGATATTAATGCTATCAAATCATTAGGAGTAATACCTGACGGTTATTCAGTTAATCACTATTTAACTGATACTAACGCTTGGTTCTTACTTACTGATATACCTAATGGTATGAAGCACTTCGTTAGAACACCATTAGAAACAGGTATGGATGGCGATTTCGACACAGGTAATGTGAGATATCGTGCTAGAGAAAGATACAGCTTCGGTGTATCAGACCCTCTAGGAATATACGGAAGTCCTGGTTCTTCATAGGTTTTAAGCGTATAGAACAATTAAAGGAGGATGTCTTGCATCCTCCTTTTTTTTCGTGTATTTTAAATATATGAAAACGAATCACTTGACTAACTTCGGTTAGACAACCCAACGACAAGGAGATTAACATGGGTAAAACAACATTTTCAGGGCCAATTAAAGCAGGCACTATTAACGATACCACAGGTACAACAGTAGGAACTAATGTTACTAATGTTGGTTCTGTTGTAATGTCACAATCAATTTTAGCAGATATCACAGGTGCAAGTCATCTTAACCAAAGAGTTGCAGTAGTTCCTGCAAACTCACAAATTGTAGATGTTATTTTAAATGTAACAACTGCAAGTAATGATGGCGGTGCAGCAACAATTTCAGTTGGTACTGCAGCAGACGCAGATGCCTTTTTAGGTACTGTTAATGTAAAAGCTGTTGCGACAACACACGGAACTTTAGATACTGAAGCTACAAATGTAGGAGCAACTGATTTAGAAGTTCTTGCTGACTTTACAGGAGCTAATGGTAACGGAACAGCAGGTGTTGCTACAGTTACTGTTCTTTATGTTCAAAACAATAACCTTTCTTAATAACTAAGGAGGTCTAAATGGCAGAAGAAAAAGAAAGCAAAGCTAAGTCTAAAGCTAAGTCAAAACCTAAAAAAGTAAAAGATAAATACACTAGAGTTGGTTTTGTTCAAGCTGTAAAATCCAATAAAAAGGAGAAGTAAATGGCAGCACAATTAAGAAAACTTCAAGATGGACCATCTAAAGCTATCTGTGTTTTTACTAATCCTGACAATACAGCAGAAACTAATGCAGTTAAAATTGATTTAAATAGTGGTGGAACAGGTCTTACACTAGAACCAAATCAATTAGGAAAAGCGTGTAGAAGAGTTGGAATATCAAAAATATGGTATTCTAATGTGGGTATGGGTGTAAAAATTCTTTGGAAAGCTAATTCTAACGATCTTGCAATTGAATTAAAAGAAGATTGGTCAGATACAATATGTTTTAAAGAATTTACTGCCTTAACTAATAGCGAAGCAACAGGTGCTAATGGAGATGTATTATTTACTACTGTTGGTGCAGGTTCAGGTGACACTTATACAATTGTTATTGAATTTAAAAAATACTATTAAAATCAATTTTTAAAAGGGAGAAATCATGGCTAATCATAAGCTAGACGATAAAATTCTGATTCGTGCTTTAAAACAATTTTTATATTGCGACAGTCAAAAACAGGCAGCTCACGAACTTGGGTTGCCTATGACCACATATAGGTCACATATTGATATGGGGAAAAGAAAATTTAAAATATCTGAAGAAGAATATTGGGCTCGTGAATTTGCTCATAAACTTCCTAACGATATGATGTTTGAGATAGATTCTGAAACTATTGAAGAAAAAGAAGATATGTCAGAATATGTAGATCATTTAACAAATAGATTTGAAAAATATAGAAACAGAAAAAAGAAAACTAAATGGCATCACATAAAAATAAAATCTGATGAACCTATAGCGATTGTTTGGATGGGAGACCCTCATATTGATGATAATGGTTGTGATTGGACTACATTAAGAAGAGATATAGACATTATAAACTCTCACGAAAACATAAAAGGCGCAAGTTTGGGAGATATGAGCAATAATTGGGTGGGGAGATTGGCACGCCTATATGGCGACCAGGACACGAGTGAGTCAACTGCATGGAAGCTCGTGGAATGGTTTATTAAAGAAACTGATTTTCTTTTATTGATTGGGGGTAACCACGATTTATGGAGTGGAGCTGGAGACCCAATAAATTATATGAAATCTCCTCATACGATATATGATCCTTGGGAAAGCAGAATATCTCTTGATTTTCCTAATGGAAAACAATGTAAGATTTATACGGCCCATGATATGCCTGGGCATTCTATGTGGAACCCACTTCATGCGCAGATGAAAAAAGCTAATTTTCAAGGAGATGCTCATTTGTATATAGCAGGTCATAGACATACTTGGGCATTAGCACAACATGAGTTATATGATGGTAAAATACATTGGTTAGCTCGTGCTCGTGGGTATAAATTTTTTGATAAGTATGCTAGAGATAAAGGTTTAGACGAACAAAGTCATGGACAAGCTATAATGCAAGTAATTGACCCTAACGCTGAAGAACATAATATGGTACAGTGTTTTAAGGATATAGAAGTAGGAAGAGACTTTCTTTTGTTTCTTTTAGATAAATATTCTGATAAAAAGAAATAACAAGGAATAAATATGGCAGTAACAAATACATCAACATTTAATTTAGACATCGGTGAGATTTGTGAAGAAGCTTTTGAAAGAGCTGGCTTAGAAATGAGAACTGGCTATGACTTAAGAACTGCAAGAAGATCGTTAGATTTATTATGTCTTGAATGGCAAAATAGAGGGGTTAATCTTTGGACTGTTGCTAAAGGTACGAAAGTTCTTACAGAAGGAACTGGAGAATATACATTAGGATCAGATATAATTGATTTAATTGAATATACTATAAGAACTGATTCAGGAGATTCTAGTAAACAAAATGATATACCAATAACTAGAATAAGTAATTCTACATATTCAGCATTACCAAATAAATTAAGTAAAGGTAGACCTATTCAATTATGGATAAACAGACAAAGAGAAGCTCCAGTAATTAATTTTTGGCCAGTTCCTGATGGAGCTGACACATATACTTTTGTGTATTATTATTTAAGAAGAATTTTTGATGTAGGTGATACAGCAAACAATAATGCTGATGTTCCTGTAAGATTTTTACCAGCTTTAATAGCAGGTCTTGCTTTTCATATTGCTATGAAAAGACCTGAACTTGCTGATAGAGTTGTTTTATTAAGAGAATATTATATGGAGCAATTTGATTTAGCTGCTCAAGAAGATAGAGTAAAAGCATCTTTTCAGTTTGTTCCTTATAGTTATAGTTATGGTGAATAATGCCTAAATACGCTACAGGAAAACATGCATTTGGATTTTGTGACAGAACAGGTTTTCGTTACAAATTAAAAGATTTAAAACAAGAATTTGTTGGTGGTAGTAAAACAGGATTTTTAGTTGGAAAAGATGTATGGGATAAAGATCAAGGTCAAAACTTTCAAGGAAGATATAAGTTTCTTGACGCACAAGCATTACCATTTGCTAGGCCTGATCAAAATTTAGAAGAAAGTAGAAGAATGTCTGCTTTTGATCCTGTAGGAAACGGCAATGGTGGGGGAGGAGGAAATTTAATAATTAACGGAACAGTAGGTTCTGTAACAATAGTAACGAGTTAGATTATGTCATTTACTTACACTACATTAAAACAAGCAATTAAAGATTACGCTAATACAAATGAAACTTCCTTTAATAACAATATTGATAATTTTATAACAAGTGCAGAAGATAGAATATTAAGAACTTGTCAATTACCAAATTTTAGAAAAAATGTAGAAGGTCAAATGTCAGCAGGAACTCAATATCTTGCTACTCCTTCTGATTTTTTAGCTCCTTTTTCTTTATCTGTTACAGATTCAAATAAACAGTCTTTTTTATTGTTAAAAGAAGTAGCTTTTTTAAGAGAGGCATATCCTAATGCATCTGTAGAAGGAGAGCCAAAATACTATGCTTTGTTTGATGATGATACTTTTATGTTAGCTCCTACACCTACAAGTGGTTATACAACAGAATTACATTATTTTTATAGTCCTCCGTCAATAACTGAAGTTGCAGGAGGTCAAACATGGTTAGGAACTAATGCTCCTGAATGTTTATTATATGGTAGTATGGTGCAAGCAAATTTATTTTTAAAGGGTGAAGCTGATATGCAGCAATTGTATGAAACTCAGTACCAGGAGGCGTTAGCAAGACTAAGAAACGAATCAGCTGGTAAAAGTATGCAAGATAGCTATAGATATGGTCAGCCAAGACAAATAGTAGAGTAGAGGAGATATAATGTCTATTACAGTAAACACAGAAATGTCATTAGGAAATGTTATAGTTGATACAACAGAAAATTCAGGACATCCAATAGAATATTGGGCAGAAAAAGCAACACATAGAATTATAAAATATTCAGATAATGTTGATCCTGTGTTGCAACAACAAGCAAAAGAGTTTAAGAATGTTATATATACTGTTGTTCTTGACTATATGAAAAAAGCTGTTCAATCTGACAGAACTACATTAGTATATACTTTAGAAAAAGAGGGTCATAAATGTGGCTCTGATATAATTAGGAGAATGTAATGGCAATTACTCAAGCAATGTGCACATCTTTTAAAAAAGAATTATTAGAAGCTGGGCATAACTTTAAAACAAGTGGTGCAGGAGGTAACTCATTTAATATAGCTTTATATACAAGTTCAGCTAGTTTAGATGCTTCTACAACTGCATATACTACATCTAATGAAGCAAGTGGTACAGGTTATACTGCTAAAGGTAAACTTCTTACTAATGTAACGCCAACAACAGGCGGTACAACTGCATTTGTTGATTTTGATAATGTTACATGGAGTAGTTCAACAATTACAGCAAGAGGTGCATTAATTTTTAATGATACTAATTCAGATACTGCTGTTGCGGTTTTAGATTTTGGTTCAGATAAAAGCTCAACAAGTGGGGATTTTACAATTCAATTTCCTACTCCAGATGCAACTAATGCTATAATTAGGATTGTCTAAATGCCTCACTTTAGTCTGAAAATAGCAGACAGAGTGAAAGAAACCAGCACTACTTCTGGTACAGGAACACTTACGCTTGCAGGAGCTAAAGCTGGATTTCAAGCATTTAGCACTTTA